TCCGGTTCCGCTTCCGGTTCCGGTGGCTGTGCTCGAAGGTGGGGCGGGGGTTGGCGCCAGTCCAGATCCTGTGGGGGTTCCGGTGGCAGAACTGGACGGCATGATATACACGGTAGCAGTAGCAGTATTACTAGGATATGCACTCGGACTAGAAGAGACTGCCACCACAGAAGGCGTTTGGGTTTGAGAGTTCGACTGACGTAGACGTTGTTGTGTTTCGGTAGCAGACATGGACGGGCGAGGCGGGTATGCCGACTTTGACGGCGGCACCGACGTGCGGATAGGTTGAGATGTCTGCGATGGGCGGAGTACTGCTGGAGAAGGCGAAACTGTTTTTGAGCATATGAGTGACTGGCAGTTGAGAGAACCACTCGCAGGCAATGTGGAATTCCTGCAGTACGCCAATGCAGCAGCACACGACGGGGTAGACAGATCGACACAGCACGACACTCCGCCGCCGCCGGGTACGCCGCCAGTGTTCTGCGAAGACGCGGGCGAAGACGCAAACAGCAGGTATGCCAGCAATCCAATCAACCTCATTGTATACTTATGAGTATTTCCTTCCTATTGGAGATACGTTTTGCGCAAGTTTCGTCTACTGTACTTATAATGTTGTCGGCAACCGTCTTGAATCGCGGGACGGGCGCGACGGCGTCCGTTCAGTTCTGGGACGATACGAGCATAGACACCCTCCAACTACAGATCGGAACTATCGTCGGCGTCCACCCCGATCGTCTGCGCATATATGTCCAGGGCGAGTTCGACGGGTCGTACTACGCCAAAGATACCCGCAAGTGGGAGTCCCTGTTTCTGCGCATATCCCCCGAGGGCAAACCCGTCCATAAATCGTCCCTCGGAGTCTACAACGCCCATCGCTCCGACTCCACCATCCCGTTCGAACATGCGGAATACGACAAGACCGCTTGGATGAATATGAATCCGGCATACGAAACCTCCTTCCGCGAACTCAGGATTTTGGGAGTGCCCGAAGAGCGTTCGTGGGTGTTTCCGCTCAACAACGGCGACCCTCCGGAATACACGCCGCCCGCATCCCAGACGTCCATCGACATAAAGTCGATCTTCAAGACACACCATCCGTACAAGGTGCTGCAGTTTGAAGTCATTGAGCACTCTGAACTCCTGCCGCAGATCGAACTCATCTACTACCCCCGTCTGCGCGTGGGGAGTCCGGCAGCAGTGCCCGTCGACACTGCCCGAACACTTTCAAGACAACTCGAGATTGTCAGCGGAGTCCGGCTCCTTGACTCGCCAAAACCCGACAAGGTCGCCGTCGTCCAAGCGCGGTGGAAACTCGCGCTCGTCGACACCGATTTCGGCAACGCTATTCGTAACCGCTTCGAGCAAATCTTTTATGGAACTACGCTCTCGAAAGACATTCCGTGCATCTCCTTCTTTTCGAGTCGGCAGGAGCAGTCGCGACACAAGTTTTTTACAGACAATACCGAGAAGACACCCTTTATGGATCTGCGTCTCTGGAGCACGTGGTGGACGGCGACGAAACCCGTCAAGAGCAAACCGGCGCTGGTTATCTATCGCGGTTCCGGTCGGCACTCGTACGACCGTATAACAGTAACGTCCACTGAGATTGTTTTGTCGTGCGCAAGAACCGACGAAAGCAGACACAGCGACATTGAGGAACTGCGTGGGCAAATGAAGGAGTTTTTGCTGTCCATAGACGGTGTGGTTCTCGATGCTGCCGATGTCGACGACGACCGCTGGATCCTGCAAGACGCTGCTGCCGTTCTGCACTACACCAAAGACCTCCGCGACGCTGACTTTCGGCGCTTCGACTGTCTCCGCGGAATCTACGAAGCGACCAACCCTGACAAACTCGTGTTCCGCCTGCTGCGCGCCGACCAGAGCGACTCGGGACTGACGGACAACCAGGTGACGGTCGTGCAGATGCTGAAGGACGACGAGAACACGAACGCCGACGACGTGCGCGAACAGATTCCGGAACTTACCAGTAGCGAGAGCATTTCCCTCCTGGCGAATGTGAAGAGTCTCTTGATTGACGCTCCCGACCTTGCCGACCGCTCGACCATTCGTCTGCCTACGATGCGCTATGCTGCAAAGAATGTGGTGCTCACACACGCCCCCGACCTCAAACGCATACTTCAGTATGTCAATGTCCTGCGCGATGTTCTGATTCGCCCCGACAACGCGGACCTCGACGGCTTTTGTCCGAAACGCCCAGAAGCAGTTGAGGCAGAAGTCGCGGCGCCCGTGGTGGTCAGTGCTCCCGAACTATCGGCTGCTCCTGCCGAACCCACGGACGACGATGAGTTCGACATTATGGCGATGATTTCCGAAGATGCGCCTGCGCCGCCTCCTCCGCCTCCGCCACCGCCTCCACAGGAAGGTGCCCCCGCAAAGAAGGTCGCGCGCAAAGTAACGGCAAAGGGCGCAACCACGAGTATGGCAATGTATTTTTCCGAAAAGTTGCACGAGTTTGATTCGCAGACCTACGACCCTTCAGATTCCCAGATTTTCCGAAAGTGCGACCGTCCCCGCCAGCCCGTCATTCTCAAAGCAGATGAGCTGGAACGGTTCGAGGGTGAACTCTCTGACTACGCACCTACAGGAGAAGGAAAAACGCTCGATGTTCGCGACCCCGACGGAACCGTCATTTGCCCCGAGTTGTGGTGCACCGCCGATCGCATTCCTCTCACGACCGCGCAACTGGTGGACGGAAAGTGTCCGGTGTGCAACGGCAAGATCCGCTCGACGGACAAGGCGGTCGAAAAGACGCAAGATATCAGAGAATTCTCCATTCTTCAGCGCGACGCCAAGTTCGCGTACCCGGGGTTCGTCAAGTATACATCCAAGAAGAACAACAGACCCATACCGTGCTGTTTCATGACGGCGCAGACCACAAAGGTATCCTTTGCAAAAAAGGAGAAGAGCGAACCAGCCGCGCCCAGCACTGCCGAGGCGTTCTACGTTCTGGGCGAAACAAAGACGCGCCTCGGAGAACTGCGTCTGGGGTACATTTCGAAACCTCTCGCCGAACTCTTCAAGATTCCAGTAGACTACGCGCCGATCGTGGCAGCAGGAAATCGCGTGCAGTCGGGTCAAGGATCCTTCTTCCGCGCGGGCGTCGGGCGGGCAGAAACGAGTCTGCCCAAGGTGATTCCGCACATGAGGGCGCGCATAAAGTCTCCCGCAGAAGAACCGGCAAAGACGGTGATGTGCTCCTTCTTCCGATCGTGGAAGGGCGCAGACGGCGACGGCGACGACCCCATCGCCCGTCGCGTGTCGTCGATCGACAAGGCGTTCCGCGAAAAGACCATGACGATCATGGAAGAACTAGAGTACGCGTGTCTTGCGTCCGGGTGCCGTCTCTACGTTGTCTTCACCAACAGCAGTACGGGCGAGGTCCAGACCAGTTGTTTGATGCCCTTGCGCGTCGCACAGACCATCACCTATAAACACGCCATCATGGTCGCTGCAGACTCGTCTGATCCCCTCAGCGTAGACTACATTTCCAATGTCTCGCGCACGACTGTATCTCCTGCATTCAATGCAGATTTATCGTACCCCTCGTACGACGCTCCGCTCAAGGCGAAACTTCTTTCGCTGGTCAAGCGTCTGGAGGATGCGCGCGTATCTGCGTGCGTGAGCGAAGTCCCGTCTATCGAAGACGCCATCGCAGTAATTAAAAAAGTGTTTCCGACAGAGGCGAACCTTAAACTCATTCGCGACCCTTACCGCCGCTTTCAAGCGATCTATGTTCCTAAAAAGGTCCTTCTGCCCTTCCGCCCGGCGACGCAGGTTCCTAGCGGGGTTATAGCCAGTCTCACCAACGACAGCATAGGCGATTATGCAAACATTGCGCCCGACGATTTTCCCCCGCGCCTCGACATGCTCAACATTCTGCGGACCGCCAAAGAAATTCACGGTGGGTTTGAGTACGCCCACGACGCCTACGACATTCACCACCGCGCGGTCGAACTTGTCACGCGTGCCGGTCTCCGCGTCCCGGTCGCGTCGGATGTGGCGTCGGAGTTTCCGCAACCGGTCGAGGAAATCGTCCAGACGACGCGGGCTGCCGAAGAAAAAACGCTGGCGTTCGGAAAACCGGACCCCGAAGCGATCAAGCGCGCGCGGTCCATTACCTACGAAGCAGAGATCTTTGACTTTTTGCTGTTCCAGTTGACCAAGGACGTTCATACCGAAGAGTACGGCGCCCTGCGCGAAGTATTGTCGCAAAGCAATCCTGACATCGAGGAACTGCGCCCGCTTCTGGCGGCGTGGATGGACGACACCCTGCGGTTCAGCGCTGCGGACGATCCGCCTACATTTTACAGCAAGATCCGCCAGCCGTGCTCGGGTCAAGTTCAGTCAAAATGCAGCGGCATGTGCGTGTGGGACGGCGCGTCGTGCAAGGTGCAGATCAAGACGGGGGTGCGCGAAAGTCTCCGCCGAGACATCATAGGCAAGCGTCTGCTGTCCACTCTCGTCAGCAACGACAAGATTCGCGGCGTGATTTTCGAGAACCGCGCCTCGCCGTTCTTCAGCAGCATTCTCTATCTAGAATTCCCACACGAAATCATTCTGTCGGACGAAGACGTGTACAACATTGTGCGCCCCTCTGCCGGAAGCGCGTAAAATTGTGGGAGCGTAAGATAAACAGAATGTCGGACTATAGTTATGGAGGAGGGCACAAGCATGCGGTCGGTTCGCGCGTCCAGGTCGTGAACGGTACGGCGCACCACACGTCGGGCGGTCTCACGAAGAAGGATCTGAAGTACAACAAGTACGGTCGCATCGTGTCGGCGCGCAAGTCGGCGCTCGCGAAGAAGAAGGGCACGCTCAAGAAGTGGGAGAAAAAGACGGGCATGAAGTGGACGATCAAGAAAGGCAAACCCGTCAAGGTCAAGCACGGCAAGAAGCGTGGTGGTGCTGAGGAAGGCGAAGAGATGGAAGAGTAATCAATAAACAACTTTGCGAATGTAAATATGACCAAGCGTGCCCTCGCGAATATGAGCAACAGCGACGCCTTCTCTATTATTTGCATCTTCCTCACTATGCGCTTCAATTTCATCTCCATACCCCGCTTCGGTAATATACTGCCTTACTGCATTAAGGGCGTCTGAAAACTTCCTATATCCTGTAGGCCATATTCCCGGTTCATGATCTCCGACCTGGTTCACTACGAACACGTGCGTCGCGCCTCCCATTTTGCGCTTCTGTCTTCTTCGGGTGTTTCTTACACCCATCCAATCTGTTTTATAGTATTTCCAGAGAATACTCGGGCGGTGCGGTCTCTTTGAACAGCGCTTCTACGCCTTCTATATATTTTTTGCGCAGGGCGTCGATGTCTGCATCGGTAGGGTTTTCTATGATTTTTTCGACCTCGATGGGTGCCCCAGTATACGAGTGAATTGGTTTGATCGACTTGTACGAGAGTTCAGACCAGTTTTGAAGAGCAACCCAACTTGGAAACGGAATTCCCAGTCGAAAGTTTGAGTACAGCCAGTTGTTTACGACATCAAAGATCCAGTGCTCGCCACGTGGGAAGCGCTCGTTTTCGCCGTAGGTCAGGATGGGGACGAGCGGCGTTCCGGTTTGAAGGGCGAGTCTGTAGATCCCGTTGCGTTTCGGGACAGTGATTACGTAGGGTCGACTGTCGAGCATGTCGCGAACTCCGCCGATCATGACGGAGACGGACTCACGGGCATTGAGCGCTTTCCGTATACTGGCGGCGTCCGATGGGATGCTGTGAAGATGCCGCGCGAAATCGCCGAGGATGGGGATGTAGTGCCAGAACGAAACGAGGACGCTGTGGTTTCGGGCGTACCCTTTTGCAGAGAGAAGACCCGAGTTGTAAAACAGGGAGGAAATGCTGATTAATCCGTGTGGTTGCCAGACAAAGAGGCAGGGGGATGCCGGAAGAGTCGTCGACCCCGAGCCAACATGCAACTGAAACGACTCCCGAAGATTCTCCTCAATCTGCGGATTGCGCAACTTCTGAAAAAGCGTGTCAAACAGAAGATCTTTCGGGCACAGACTGTACAGCACAAACACCAAAAGACCCAGTACAAGGTTCACCGAAAGAAGCGCTGCCAGCAGACCGAGCATCGCCGTCCCCAGAAAAATCAGCGACGGCCAAAAATAGACCCACGACATATATTCAGCACCGAGCAATCTTTACGGACGGTTGGAACTCGGTCTGGCATTTTGCTTTTGGGTACCTTGCGATCCAGTATCCTATCTTTGTGTCGATCTTCATTGTCTACCAATTTCTGAACATTTACGAGGTCAATGTGTTTGTGGACATTCTCGAATTTCTGGCGGGGCACTTGATGGCGTGCGTTATTACGATTTAGGGACTCTCTGCGAAACAGCACAAACATGCCTCTGTCTGACTATCTCGTAGAGGCAAAGACGGTGCAGACGGGGGCGATCCGCACGTTGATTGAGGCGCTCAAGTGTATTTTGGTCGAGATGAACTTGACTTTCGACAATGACGGGATCAAGATGATGGCGATGGACAACACGCGTACCGTTCTTGTTCATATGCGCCTGGACGCCTCCAAGTTCGAAAAGTATTCGTGCGGTCCGACGCCGACCGTCATCGGTCTGAACACCGACCACCTCTACCGCATCGTCAAGACAGCATCCAACGACGATATTCTCACTTTTTACATCGAGAAGGGCGACCACAACCACCTGCGCGTTTTGCTGGAGAACGGCGAGAAGAAGGAGGTCACGCGCTACTCGTTGTCGCTTCTCGACCGCGACGAGCCGATGATTGACATGCCGTCTACGGATTTTAGTGCGCGCATCACGATGCCTTCGGTGGGGTTCCAGAAAATGTGCCGCGACATGACGCTCTTGACTGCGAAGACAGTCGAGATCAAGAGCATTGGCACCACGCTGGTTCTGTCCTGCAAGGGTCAGTTTGCGAACCGCGAAACCGTTCTGGGCGATTCTGCCAGCGAGTTCAGTATCAAGAAGGCAGAACCCAACGCCATCATTTCGGGCAGTTTCTCCCTTCCACACCTCGTTCTCTTTACAAAATGCACCAATCTTTCGAACAATCTTGAATTGTACATGAAGAACGATTGGTTCCTGATGATCAAGTACGTTATTGCCAACTTGGGCGAGATTCAGTTGTGCTTGATGCCATGCACAAATTCACCAATCTAGATATAATGATTGAGTATGTTGTGTTGGGCGTGGCGCTCCTGTTTGTCGGGGCGTTGCTCTACGGAACCTGGCGGCGCCAAGAAGCGTTCACGACAATAAAGGGAAACTACCCCCCATGGATTGAAATTCAGCGGCAAGTAGCAGCAATCTTTGACAAGTATTACACTTACGATCTGTCGGAGTTTGCCAAGATCGGCGAAAAGGATGTCTACGCTGCCGGAAAGGCGGCACTGAATTCGGCGTTGCAAAACCCGCAGGCGGTGGATTTCGGGGAAATCCCAGTTGTGATGTTCATTCAGGATCCTTCGAAACTCGAGTCTACGAACAATGACCAGCAGAAGCAGTTGGCAGTGTACGTTCGGCAGTTTCAAAAGCATCTGCCAGTTGGCTTCGTCCCTGACCTTATAAACGCACCCATAACAACGCACATGGGTGTCCTGTCGGCAGCAAGAAAGTATGTGGGGTCGCTGATAAAGTCGTACGACAACAAGAAACCGGGACCGTTCCCGATCATGGGCCTCATTGCTGGATTTTATGCTCTTGAAGTTATCACGGTCGCGTTCAAGAATGCAGTGATCGGCGAGCACATTCTGATCGCCTTTCAGCGAGTCAAACCGGTTCCGAAGACATCGTAAAGAGTTTACAAGAAAACAGCCAGCATCAAATAATGAACGATCACTCGAAACCACACGTCCCGCCCCCGTATATGGACAGGTCGTTTACAGGAGCGCAGATAATGCTCTCTCGTAAATCGGCAGAGGAGGCGCCCGAGGTGAATTCGTACGACTACGGAATGGTCGGACATGTCCAAAATCTGGATTATATGAGCACAGACTTTGACCTGCTGAACCACTCTTCGCTGTCGACCTCAATGTACGGGCACGTGGGCAAGGAAAAACCGCGGTACGACCCTACCACTCTTTTGAACGACGCGTGGTTTTGCATTGTGACGGACGACGGAAGCAAATTGTACAACATCCTGACGATGCTGCGGAACGAACTGGGTGTCACAAGTCCGGCGACGCACAAGTATTCGACTATGTTTGGAGAGACGAGTCTGTGGGAAAAAATTCACGACAATGAATTTAAAATTCCGTACAACAAACGACAGGATGCCATCACATTACTTTCAAAGTTTCATTAGTTCAGCGCCGCCCACCGCCACCGCGATACCCGCCGCCTCCGCCTCCGCCTCCGCCACGATGATACCCCCCGCCTCCGCCTCCGCCGCCTCCGCTGATTCCCCGCTTATTGTGCGGCGTATACACGACATCGTCCGTGATCGTCATCTTCATTTCGGGGTTCAGCAGCGTCTTGGAGTTGATCGAAGCGCTCGTGTTCCAGAGTTTGACAATATTAAAGTCTCCCTTGGGAGATGTCGAGACGCCCACAAATGTCTCGCCGCGCGATGTGAGTACTGCCTCGGTCGCCGCGTGCACCATCAAATCCAGAGCGATTTCGTGAATGTCCTTCGTCGCAATCTTCTTGCTCCACGACCCGCCGTTCTCGTTCTCGGGCACTTCCCATATGGGACGGACGCCGCGGCGCATGAAGAAGAAGTATCCGCACTCGACGGCGTCCTTGGGGATCGCGCGCACGATCGTCCAGAATTGATCTGCATTGGAAATGTCTGCAACCTTCTCGTAGTTCGTAAGCGCCCAGTCTGTCTTCTTCGGGTTGAAATACCACAGAGTCCAAATGCCTTTGAATTGTGTGGTATCGACTCCTGCCATACTGCTCGTGGGTTGTATCTTGTGTCTATATATTCTGTCGCCGTCTCTAACGGATTGTAGGGTTCATTAATCCGTTTTGAAGTATTCGTAAAAACGGATCCGTTTTAGTCTCGGTATAGAACATCACGGCGACAGAGAGAATGGCAGCAGTAGCAATGGCAATGACCCCCAAGACCCTTTACGAGTATGAGATGAAGATGACAGAGATGCTGGAGATTCCCGACAGCGTGCGGGCTGTGATTGCAGGTATGGAGGCGCTTCCGGTGGCGCCGGTGTATGTGCGCCGCGCGCCGGCAGCAGGTGCGGGCAGGGCGCAGGCAGCGGCAGCGCGAGCAGTGTCGGCAGCAGATGCCGAGGCATCGTGGCGGCGCTCGACGATTCACGCGATTCGAAATGCGCCGCGTGAGAAGGACGACCCAGACTACGAGAAGATTATCGCCATCGTCAACAAGATTGTGGAGAAGACCCTTGCCGCCAAGACTGCAGAGGTCGTGGGGATTCTCGGAACGCGCGACGCAGAGTTCCGCATGCGCGTCGTGAACTTTATCTTCGACCGGGGAGTGCGCACGCCCTTCTACGCAAAGTTGCTCGCGAGTCTCATCAAGGGTCTTGGCGCAGAAGTTCCTGCGGTGGAAGATGACATTGCAGTCTTCTGCTCGGTGGAGACGTTCAATGTAATGTTTGGCGGCGAGACGATTCCGTACCCCAAGTCTTCGGACAAGGACTACGACGACAAGGTCTGTGCCTGGCACAAGCACCGCGAGGTGCGGCGCGGATTCGGTGTGTTTGCGCTCGAGCTGTTCACGCAAGGGATCGTGTCAGAAGAGATGATTGCGGACTCGATCAAGACGGCGATCGAGGATCTCGAGGAGACGGTGTGTAGCGAGGACGCTGCAGTCAAGACGGAGATGGCGGAGCGCGCCGACCAGATCGTGAACTTTATGACGGAGGTCGTCAAGGTCGTCGGCAACAATGTGATCAAGACGCAGATCGAGAAGATTCTGACGATTCCGAAGGCGACCGCCAAGTGTCTCGGCATGCGCTCGCGCTTCCGCCTCGAGGACCTGCTGAAGGGCAAGGTGAAGTAGCCGCTCCGCTCCGCGTTCCTATTTACCAAGAGAAATCAGTGAGTGATACAAATGGCAGCAGCAACTGGCGGGGCAGCACCAGCAGCGGCAGTTCTTCCGCCGGCAAACGTTCTACTACGCGCAGCGAGCATCGCGATCGAAGAGGACCGTCCGATCCTTCTCGACTACTGGAAAGAAAGCAAAAATAAAGAGTGCTGCATTGGCGTTCGTGATGCAGAAAAGCATCTCGTTAAATCAGATTCAGAGTACACATCTGCCATTCAAAACATTTTTCAGTTGGAGGGCTGCTTTATCGTGCTGACGGAGAACAGTCTGTACGTTGTCTCTAAAGAGATTCCAGTCCGAAAGATTGTTTCAGAGTTGAAGGGAGAGTAGTATAATGAGCGACGCACTGCTGCAATTCCCACCGCCGCACATGTTATTTCACGAACCGATGGAGGATCGTGAGATGATTCGAGCGTGGAAAGAGTACACTGCGAAACATGCAGCAGACTTGGATACCTGTGAAATAGACGCTGCAGATGTGTGTTCCGTGGAAGAGTTTGGGCGCATCTTTGAAATTTGGGTCACGTCAAAATCGTCGAAGCGCATAAAACTCCTGATGGTCTGGCACGCGCACTTTCTGAGTCTGGCGTGCCAGCAGGCGCTGCGGCGGTGGTTGGAGACAAAGAGTTATCGGGCGCGCGTATGGTTTCACGCCGAGTACGTCAACAATATTCAGTCGGCAATTCAGAGCCGGTGCATTCTGAGGAAACTCGAGTGTCGTCCGTTAACGACAGAGACAGTAATCCCTGTGTGTGAGGGCGAAACTGCAGACATGATAAGTTTGTGGAAACGGATAGTTTCGCAGGAAAGTTATGCCTCATTAACATAACTGCTGAAATGCTTCGCATGTACACGGACGGTTCGTGCATCAACAACGGCAAGAAGGTCGGTAGTAAGGGCGGCATAGGAGTCGCGTACCCCGACTTTCCCGCCGAGTCCTACGGCGCCCCGCTTCCCGCAGACATGCATCCCACCAATCAATCTGCAGAGCTGCACGCGATCTATGACGGTCTCGAGCGTCTCAAAGGCATGACTGCTGCTTCTGAGCGCGTGGTGCGCATCTGCACCGATTCCGAGTACTCTATCAACTGCCTTACGAAATGGGTGTCTGGGTGGAGGCGCAAGGGTTGGAAGACGGCAGAGGGAAAGGATGTGGTCCACCGGGTCGCGGTGGAGCAGATTCTCAAGAGTCTCGAAGGGTTTGGAGGGCATCAGTTTGTTCATGTGAAGGCGCACACAGGCGCAGACGACGAGGACAGCAAGTGGAACGACGTGTGCGACCGCTTGGCGCGTAAGGCGGTCGACGACGGAAAGCGCGTGTCGTACGAGGATTTGGCGGTCAAGATCGTACGCACCGGCGAACCGACGGACGAAGTTCTGAAGGGTATTCCGCTGGCACTGATGGGCGGTCCTGCCTCCGAAGACGATCTCACCAAGGCGCTGCGCGAGCACCTCGATGTCATCGACCCGAAATTCCTGAAATCTGCGCTCATTTCGGCGCTGAAAAAGACGCTCAATGCACGGGCGTACGACCTCGAGAAAACCAAGATCCACAAACAGGTCGCCTACCGCCTCGTCGAGAAAAGTCATTTAACGATTGAGCGTGCTGACGAGTAATGTCCGCTTCCGGAGTAAAAGTTCTGATGTTTACGTCGCCTTCGTGCGTACCGTGCAATACGATCAAACCCAGTATTGCGGAACTACAGGAGGACTATTCGCAGTTTGAGTGGGTGAACATTGACACGACAAAGGATCCGAAGGCGACTGCCTTCAAGATGGGGGTGCGTCTGGTTCCGACGATGGTGGTTCTGAAGGCAGACGGGACCGAGTTTGGAAAGCACGAGGGCTCGTCCTTGATTGGTTATTTTAACCTGCTGCGGCGGGCGAAGGCATTGCTCCTACAGGGTTAAGTTGCCGATCCGACGGTGCCAATGCGTTGCCCGTTGAGGTAGGCGTCACAGATAAAGTCTCCGCCGTTTCCGGACGCGCACGCCGAGTATTCGCCGGTGGGCGCGTTTCCGTTCGCGTCCGACGGCGCTTCGGCGTCCATGGGGAGATACTCCGGTCCCAGTCTTTGGTAGATGGCGAACGCGGATCCTCCCACCGCAAGACCGACGGCGAGCGGGACGATGACCGACAACCAACTGTCGACGCACCCGAGAGTGCGGTATGCATAAATGTTTGCACCAAGAACGCCAGCAGCGACGAGCCAATACGATATTTGTTCGCCGGTGGTGCGCTTCTTGTTGACAGTCATGTCGAGGAGGTACACGAAGAATATGCAGGCCAACACAGCAATACCCATAGGGCGCTTGGATACATCGAAAGTGCCAAGACCGCGGACGGCGCAGGGGTTGAACTGGTCGTTCACAATATCGGCAAGTCGCGCGCCTCCGTTCATCGGGAATGCGCTACCGGCGCGGGCAGCAGCACCGGGTATGTTTGATCCTGCCCATGCGCTCAGTGCGTCGTCGTCACCTTCGTATATTTCGCGGACAAGCCTGCTCCTTCCTCGGGAGGGAGCAGCACTCTCCGCAACCGCCGGGCGTATGAGGTTTGGTGTAGGAGTGTCGGGTCGCGATGTAATTGCGGGAGTTGGTGCTGCTGGATTCGCCGCAGCAATCACCTGCGTCGCTGCTTGCGCCGCAGACTGAACCGTGCGCGTCGGGTTGTTGGTCGGGGTTATGCCTGAACTTGCCGACGCGAGAGGGGCCGATACTCCCAGAAGAGTTGCTGCGGGGGCGTTGAAGAGCTTTCCGACTTTGGCAATCGCTGCTGCCTCGGGCGAAGAGGACGGGCTCACCGAATTACGGGATGGCAACGAGAAAAATGAGGAGTTCTCGGGTTTCGGTCCGATGAGGAGCGCCAGCGCCCAGTTGACGACTGCTGCCAAAACTCCGAACGCGCTGGTCGGCATGTGGCGTACGCGCACGTTCATTAAATCGGATAGGAACCCTGCTAGAATGGCAATCTCAGGTAGAAACACCCCGAGGAGTACTATGATTGTCGATAGACCGCTTAGTGCAGCAGAACCGGCGGTTTCCATTATTACTGGAGAAGAACAAAACGGATTCGTTAGACCCCTGACTCGGGATTTCGGGGGGCGACGAATAAGACGACAGATACACGACACGATGTTCAAGTACCAGGATGATGCTGTGGAGTGGATGAAGGCGCGCGAATTTGCAGGGAAGGGAGGTATGCTGTGCCACGAGATGGGTTTGGGTAAGACGCGGATGATGTGCCGCTTGCTTCGCGAGAACATGCTGCCGCTGACGCTGGTTCTCACAACCAAGTCAACGATGGGCGGGTGGTTGGCAGAGTTGCGCGAGCAGTCCAAGTTCGCCTTCGATGTGCGCGAGTACAAGAAGGACAAGACATGCATCAACCCCGAGCGGAATACGGTTTTGGTGTCGACTCACCATTCCATTTTGAAGAAGAACGCGGAGTGGTTTGAGGCGCGGCGGTTTGACCGCATAGTCGTCGACGAGATTCATGTTCTGCGGAATCCGGGAGTGCTGCAGACGGGCGTGTCGAAGATTCCGTCAGCGCTGCGGTGGGGTCTGACGGCGACACCGTTCAACAACAGCGCGCGCGACATTTCGTCGTACATGCGATTTCTCTGCGAGGGCGCCGAAGACCGCAGCAAGTTTGGTGAGTGGATGCTGCGCAAGACGCGCGAGGAGGTTTTCGAGGACGGCTGTCCAAAGATCGTCCCCAAGAAATTTGTGTACGAGTTTGAGTCGCCGGAGGAGCAGATTATGTACGACTACGTCGCCGGGCGCATCGACGAGACGAACGCGTGGATTGCGGCGCACGCGCATCGCTTGCCGCGCCATGTGCGGGGGCAGATGCTGCTGCTTCTCCAGTTGCGCGAGCGACAGGCGGCGATTCACCCGCAAATCGTTCTGGATGCGGAGCGGGTGTGGCGGATGCAGATGCCGGAAGTACTCGGAAACCCGGACGACCTGCGCACCTGGGACGAGAGCAAGGTCACCAAGTTCAGGTACATTATGAAGATGGTGCGCGCGGATCAGGCGAAGAAGCGCAGCACGATGATTGTGACGCACTTTGAGACGGAGTTGCAGTTGATTAAGGCGCGACTGGAGAATGCGGGCATCCGACCGCTCGTCATTAACGGCAAGACAAAGGCGAAGGAGCGCACGGCGATGCAGGCGATAAACAGCGACGCACCCAATCTGGAGATCTGCCGCAAGGCAATGTTTCGGCAGTTGCCGACGGACGTGATGAATATCGTCGAGAGTTTCCTCGTCGAACCGCGCGTGCTGCTCCTGCAGATTGTGGCGGGCGGGGTGGGACTCTCGCTGCCATGGGTCGACCACGTCATCCACACTTCTCCGGACTGGAATCCGTTTCTGGAGAAGCAGGCGTCGTACCGCGCATTGCGGGCGACCTCGACGCACGATGTTCGCGTAACCTCTATGTATTTCTCGCGGACGATCGATACTCAGATTCAGGAGAGGCAGGCAGACAAGTTTGAGCAGAGTCTGGAGTGGACCGGGGACGCTCCCAAGACAATCGCGGAATATATAAGTATGCCGATGTAATAATGTCGGGAGACGCACCAGCAGGGTATTCTGCAAATTCTTCGCAGTGTACCGCAAACAACCAAAGTCCGATCAATTTATCTCGTTCGACTGCGAGTGAATGCAGGCGTAAGTGTGATTTTTTCGTCGACCCCATCGAGACACAGAAGGCAAGTGTGGGGCAGTATGGAAAGTTTGTTATCGTCATCGACAGAATGTCTTCGCCCCCTACTGCTACCTATAACAACATCAAGTACGGGTGCGATTACATTGCTCTATTTGGAAACGCATACCACGCGTATGACAACACGTGGAGTCAACTTGAATTGGTTGCGTCCTTTACGAGTCCCGGGTATAAAGCGCTTATGATGTCTGTACCTGTCAACAGCAGTGGCGCGTCCGACACACCGTCTACTAAATTTTTCAACGCCTTCGTAGGCAATACTGAATCGCAGAGTCAAATCTCGCTGGGCAGGTCCTGGTCTCTTCAGAACGCGGTTCCTGCCGACATGTCCTATTTTGTCTACGAAGGGCGCGACTTCTTTTGCAACACGCAAGTTACGTGGGTTGTCTACAACAGTCCAATTCAAATCAATGGAACAGACTATGCCGCAGTGAAGAATGTCTTGACCAGCACCTGGCGCAAACCCCTGCAGCAGCTTTCCCCGCCCGGAAATTCGGAGGAGAGACAAGTGTATTTTAGAAACGCCACCGAGGAGAATCCTGCGTACATGCAGAAGGACGGCAAGGTCTACATGAAGTGCCGGCGCCTCAACACGAAAGGGCAGGTCGCGGGCGAGGAGGAGGGTTTCGCCAACATGCGCGAGGGGTTCTTTGGCGGCGCCATCGAAGGTCTTGAAAACCCCCCGCAGCCAACAGTCACGTTGGGCGGAGTCAAGGCGAAAGAGAAGAAGGAGAAGGATGCAGAGACTGCACGAATGGCGAAAAATGTATGGGCGACCATTTACGGGTACTACCTGCAATTTGGAGGGCTCTGGGGCATTTTGCTGATTATTTTCGGGGTGGCATTCACAATTCTCCTTCAGACCGTGTGGTCAACTACGATGGATGAAACATTTGACTGGATCATGACGATCCCCAACTTTATTCACGAGTTCTTGTTTGGTTAGTCTTCGTAGTAGTCGTCGTAGTTGTCGTACTCTTGCTGCGAAGGAGGCGGCGGCTGCGGCGGAGCCTGCGACGCTCCCGTCTTTTGTATCTTTTTCTTTTTCGTCTTTGAAACCTCGGTCCACCCGTCAGAGTCTGCGGCGCGGTCTTCTTCATATTCATCGCGCCAACTCGATGCAGACTCTGCCGCAGTTGTCCGCCTAACTTCTTCTGAGATTCGTGCGTGGATGCCCATTGGTGCAGATACCGAAGTGGGCTTACCTGCGCCACCTGACGGCGCTGCAGAGCCCCGCGGAGTAGTGCGCACCACATCACCCGCTGACCACCGTTGTGCTGCTGCAGTCGTAGTTTCATTGGTCTTCGGCGCGTCCCACCCTGTATTCGTGTTGCCAAGCGATGGGAAACTGATCTCGCTCTTCTCCACCGCCCGTCGTCGTTCTGCCGCCTCCGCCTCCTCCCTGCGTTTCTGTTCGCGAAGTCTCCACGATGATTGCATCTTCCTGTGCTACTTGACTGACGGAAACCATACACATCCGTTTTGGAGAGTTCAAAACCGATTACAGCAACCCTCATTAGACAATGAGTAAGGATGGTGGTTGCAGTGGTTGTTAGTCCGTCAGGGAGTCTCTCGGAACTTGTGCTGTCTGCAAAGACGGCAGATGTGCTCGTCTTCTTCCGATCGAAACTTAAGCAGCCCGACATGCAGTTTCATGGAAAGATCCAGATCCAAAACAAGGACCAGTGGGTCGTGGTGTTTGGGGAGTCCGGAAGCGAGGATGTCGACGAAGATGACAACAAGATAAACCAGCACGTTCTGGGCGGAAACTTCCAAGACGAGGTCTTTGTTGGATCGATCGTCATGATGCTCACCACGAATTCAAACACAGACAATTACGATAAACTTCCGTCGTCGTATATGAACCTGAAACCCGCCGAGTACGAGACGATTTATTCGAACTGGACAACTGTCGACGAAGATGACGACGACGATGACGACGAGGAGGCGGTAGATGATGACGACGACGAGGCGGCTGCTACTGCAGAGGATGACGATGATGACGACGAAGACGATGATGATCATAGCAAGGGTGGAGCAGACAACGACGATGACGACGACGCGGCGCCTCCCGAAGAAGCAGCAGCAATCGGGTCGAAATCAGCAGTTCCCAAGAAGCAACGCATTGCGCGCGCGACGGCAGGATCTGCGCCTGCTGATATTCACTCTCCGTGTCCTCTCCGCGAACTCGTAAAGTTGCGCTACACCGAAGTGGGCGTGAAGGCGGTCGTAGACCTCGAGAACGCAATTCTGGATCGGTGCATTCGCGAATGTATAAAGCACGGTGTGGACGTCACGTGGACGAACCCGGGGTTCTGGAACCACTACCGCGGACGATGCATTCAGTTCTACGAGAACATGCGGTTGACACCGGAATGGGTCGAAAAACTAAACAGTTCAGAGATTGCTCCGCAGGATTTCGCAGAATTGTCGGCAGTGGATTTGTGCCCGAAGCGGTGGAAGGCGCGCATCGAGGCGCAGATTGAAAAGGACAAACACCTCTACTCAAACACGGGTGCTGCGTCGATATACTTCTACTGCTCGGGGTGCAAGAAGAAGAGCAAGTGCGACTACTACCAGCTGCAGACACGGAGCGCGGACGAACCGATGACAACCTTTGTGACCTGCCTCGAGTGTGATAGACGCTGGAAATTCTAAATCATGTAAGTATAATGCAGCGGCAACTACAACCCGGGGTCACTACAATACAGCGAAAGTACATTGACAGTTTTTTGAATTACGTGATATTGCGCGTCTTAGGCCTTCTCTCCAAAGAAGAGATGGACGCACTGGGCGGTATGGGTGATTCTCTCGACCTGGACGCATTCTTGGAGCGTGTACGCGGAATTGTGGCGATATTTACTCCATACATTTTCATGCTCGACACTCTTTCGAGTCCAGACAGGCGGTCGGGGGGACTGGTGGATATTCTCGTGCATTCCGCGAAGCAGACGATTCAGTGGGCGGGACGCGAGGCGCCTCACCTCGGATCGGTGCTGGGATTCGGAGTGGGCGGAGAACTTGTCGGGTGGGCGATCGCTCTCCCGTTTTGGATTGTGGGCACTGCCATTGGCGTGTCGTCCAAAGACCCCAAGTTCACACTAAAGTCTGTTGCCGGAATGATTCCCATCATTTCGACAGATATCCAGAACACGATTGATGCAGTCGATTCTTCGGCGACTCGTATCGCAAACAAGAGCGTGAGCATTGCGGAAGGTCTTAAATCGGCAGCAAATGCAGTTTCAGAAAAGTCTGCCTACTTGAAGACAAGTTTACAACCAAGTATCCCTATACAGTAAATGTCGGAAGGTAGCGAAGATTCTCCGGTCAAGGTTGCTCTGCGATCGTGGATCGCCCTTGATGACGAAGCGCGGAAACTGGCGGCGCGCGCTAAGGAAATTCGCGAGGAAAAGCAAAAGTTGTCGGGCGTGGTTCTCGAGTTTATGCGCGAGAACGATGTCGACGATTTCAAACTGGAAAATACAGGAGGCACGATTTCGCGCAGTGTGCGTACCGTGAAACCCGCTCTGAAGCGCGCGACCATTCGAACGCAGCTGCTCCTGGAGTTTGCCGACCAACCCCAGCGTGTCTCGCAGGTTTTGCGGGCGATCGAGGGTATTCCGGAAGACGGCGCGGGAGACGATGGTGGGTCGGTCGTCGTTCAGAAGGAACTCCTGACGCGTCGAGTTGCGAAGAAGTAGTTTAGGGAATCCGAGTTTCAGCATGTAATGTCTGCTGCTGCGGCTCCAGCTAACGAATGTGTGATATGTTGCGACGAAATGGAGATGCGAAACTATGTGACGCCCGTGGGCGAGGAGGCAGCGCGCGAAGTCGTGATTGAGGACGAAGAGACGCGCCTGACTTGCGGGCACGCCTACCACACCCGGTGCATCATTCGCAGTTTGACCTCGTCCATGAAGTGCCCGCTGTGCAATATGGTTACGGACGGCGACATGCCCGACGACGTTCGCATGCGCATCGAGGGGCGCGGTCGTATTCTGCTGGAAGACGTTCGAAAGTTGCCCGAGATCAGAGCAGCAATGAGAGTGTGGCGCTCCGAAAAGACTGAGTATAACGCGATGGAAAAAGAGTTCAAACGACGGACGAAAGAGTTCAAGGAGAATTTGAGGAAAGAGTTGGGGACTGAGGAAATGATTAAACGGTACAGTAAGACGATAGTTGGCGTGGTGGCAAAGTTCAGAACAGCAGCAAGAAAACACGGACCCGCATACTATGCTGCATTCAAAAACATGAGTGCGTGGCAGAGGAATAGGTTCGTGTTCAGAATAAATTCATATGGGTGGCGCGCGTTATCCAGATGGAGACTTAGTAGGGTGTTTTGGTAAGGATGATGTTCCCGCCTGAAGCAATCGTGATCGGGGTCGTCGTGTATTCGTACGTCACGCTGTTTAATATGTTTATGGCAGCATACAAGAAGTCAGACTATACGCTTACTTTGTTCGAATTCATACGCGAAACATACGTCGGTAACTCCGAACCGAGGCGCGGAGAGTTGGGTTATTTTAATTGATATTATTAAGGATGGCAGATGCGGCGATAAGTGAAGCAATTCGGGAGTATCTTAGACCCCAAGATGCTAAAGAAGGATTTCATTTAGAGTTCGTGTATAACAAGATTCTGTTTAAAACTTTTTTTTCAGCACATCATACAGATTCGGAAATATCTGTATATAATCCTTGTCTCAATATGACGTTTCAATACACACACGAAGGCGAACCAAGAAATAAATTTATTGGGAAAATTATCTCCGATTCGGATAAACTTAAATGTTTTGATCCTATTCTTATAACAGATAAACCAGACAAACCCGGAAAACACACAAAGACGGCAGATGTCCTCCAAATTCTTAAAACGAAATTAGGTATTGCATTTCCTACAGCTTCCGATTATCCTATTACTATCAACGACGGTGCTAAAAAAAGTCGAATCATGATTTCCCCATTCCATATCCTACGGGGTGGTGACGCATTCTACGAAAAATACGGTTATAGAAGCGAACCAATCACTTATTTTAAAGAAAAGATAAAGACGTTCACATGGTCTGACTGTAATGACGAAATAAAGAATGTTATTGTGGATTGTACTGGAGGGAGCGATTGGCCTCCCGAAAAACTACTCATGGATATTATGAAAACTATTTCATGGGATGCTGAAAAGGCATACAATAACGTAATAAAAGGTCCAGCTCCGGAGGAAGATTATATACACCCTTCTTTGAGTTATCGGGTATTCCGTCATTTTGCGACGATTGCCGGGGGTATTCCGTTTGAAAAAACAGACCAGTTCGACACCGATACAATTTGGGAATTCACATTGATTCGTGAATCGCCAGAATGGAGACGAAGCAAAACTGAACTTGTGTTTACGAAGTTTGTACCGAAACACGGAGGTGGTTATCGTGGCAAGCGGCGAAGGAACCGTCGGGTTACGCGACGCAATCGGAGTCGTCGTCGCGATCACCGAATTCATACGCGAAACATACGTCGGTAACTCCGAACCGATGCAGCCATTGTTGGTTTATTCCAGAGGATGAAGCGCGACAGAGTTCCCGCGCGCGTCGGATCTTTCCAGTCTTCGTGCATTCGCTTGTGTCTAGCAATATACCGTTGTTTACGAGTCGCATCCTTGTGCTTCGTAAAGTCCGAGTACCCGCGCTGCCCAAAGGGTTGGACCTTCTGGGTTCCGTCCGCACGCAAAAAAACGGCGTCCCACTTCTTGTCGGGGCGGTGTGATTTTTTGATAGTTTTGAGTCGCAACTTTCCCATTATTATCTGACTATACTTTACTAGGCGAGAGAATCCAACCAGGGCGCTGCTTCTTCAGCAGTGAGTCCCTGTTCGGCGATGACGCGCGTCGCCTGAACATACTTTTCGACATCGTCCTCGATCTGCGCGATCTGCGCGAACCGGTTCTGTAGAATGGTGGTGTCGCCCTTCTTGACCTCTTGCACGAACCTATCGTCGAAACCGACCATGACATTACAGAGGCGGTTTATGTGACCGCCGCAACAAAGACCGAACGCCTCGCCACACTCCTGCTGTAGTCGCTTCGTCAACTCGGTCCGCGTCTCCTCGTTCTCGGTGGTCTTGATCTTGAACCACAGGCGACGAAGGAGGCGGCGATACAAATAATCATTCTGCTGAACGCACGACGCCTGGTTCCACCATTTCTTCATATCTTCGTAGAGTCGGTTGTCAACTTTTTGCACATTGTAGATTTTGTCCCAGGCCTGCTTGATCTCGTGGATTGTGGCTTGCGTAGCGGGGATGTCTTTGGTATCGATTGCGAGCAGGATTTCCATGTTTTTATTGGACTGGTCGTTCACCGCCTTCGTGTGTACGTTCTGGGAATCGTGCGCCATACGCCCCAACTCGGGGAGGTGGGCGTACTGGTTCTGCCGCGCGCGCCACTCTGCCATTCTCTCCGCCGCCTCGGCAGCGCGGGCCTCGATGATGGCGACGAGATCGAGAACTGCCGGCGTCGGAAATGCGTCGACTGCTTCGTTGTCGGTCTGCATAGGGTTCGCGATGCGGTGGTTTACCGCTTGGATAAGGTACGTCGAGAGAACAGTTTCAAAGAGCGCATGGAAACGGACGGGGTGTTCTCCGAGACGCTCAATGTATATAGTGTGAAGGCGCGCCTTGGTGTTTTGCCAGAGCACCCATCGCTCGCGCCTCTCCCGCGAGTTCCTGTGATACGAGCATTCGGTCTGCGATCCCGCGACTACGCGGTGAATGCACTGGACGCCGCGAGTGATGATCGTGCACTGTGGAGGAGCGGGTTTCCCGTGAGTTCCGCATAGACGCCCCTCCCTCCCCTCCACGACCTTTCCGCGCACCTTGCATTGCGTCCCCGCCTGAGTTATTCCGGTACATCTCTCTTCCATGGGTACTTCTGCCCGGGGCATGCTGTTGTCTCTATGCGCTACTTTTGCATAAATACTTACGCGTTCGTTTTGCCGACTTTCGCAAAACGGATTCTTCTATCGCTGCTGTAGAATTTAGTATATTGCAGAATGCCGAAGAATACACAGGGCGGAAACAAGCACAAGAAGTACTCAAACAAGGTTTCGGGAACGACGAAGAAGAACAAGAAGGCGTTTGACGACCTCCTTTCGGATTTGCGGTCACATGAAAGCACTGCAGGCATTGAGGTGGGGCGCGTAGTCAAACCGACAGGGTCGGGGAATTTCGAGGTGTTCTATTACAGGGACAATCGCAAGCATACAGTCACGGCGCGCTTGCGCGGCAGCATGAAGGGCAAGAAACATGATGTATTTGTGGGTCCCGGGGCGTACGTTCTCATTGGCATTTCAACTGAACTGGATAGCGGTGCTACGGCCCACATTACGGCGGTCATAACTCTTAAACAAGCGCAGCAGTTGCGCGACGAGGACCCGTCGATGGACTTGCGGATCTTTGACGCAGATCCGTCAATCGCTACTCCTGCATCGGGCGGTGCGGGCGGCAGCGGTGCGGCGGGAGCGGAAGCGGGCGTTATATTCGAGGAGTCCGACTCCGAGTCTGGCGACGAAATAGATATTGACAATGTGTAATATGTCAGGCGGCGCCGGCGGCGGTCACATGCGACCACATCCTACCGAGGTAGACGAAAAACGAAACATTGCGAAAAAGATGGAGATGCGCCACAAAACGGGTGCATATTTTTACGCGTTCGACCCCACCAATTACTGCGATATTGAGATTTTCAACAAGACGAAAGAAGCAACGCGCGTCTACGAGGGTCTTGCTGCAGCGCTACAGTACTCTGCGCTGCCCGTCCTGTTTTTCACTTGCTATGATGTGGGTCCCAACGAAACGCTCGGTGTGTTTGTGCGCCACGTGGTGTGCACGATGGTCCAAGGCGATTCCATATACTTTTTCGACATGCGCAACCTGCGCCAGATATCCGACAGGATGCAGGCGCACCTCGAAGCAGAATTCTCGCGGATTGCAGCGCGAAAATTGCACCTGGTAAACTTGGCGTGTGTCGGGCAACGCAAGTGTGTTTATTTGCAGCGGTACAAGGGCAAGACCGAAATGGGGTGGTGCATCGGGTGGGCGCTCATGTTTCTCGAGCACCTCACCGACCATCCTGATTTTGCGTCAATGACCAAACAGTCGAAAACGAAACACGCAGCACACTTGTATACCAATATAGACAAGCAACTCTCGACGCCAAAGAGCAACGCATTCATCGAGAGATACTATATTCGACTCCTGCAACTGTAGAATGCCTCGCTATCGTACTAACCCACACCCAGTATGGTCGGTACTGAAATGCGTGCTGCTGCTGAACCTCCTCGTAGGGTTCGTTGCGTGCGCCTACAATGTTCAGATGGGCATGGGTATTGTAGTCGGAACCGTTATTCTCATTGGGTTTGCTCTGTTTCTCCGGGTTATCGGAGTATGCCCCGACCGCAGCTGGGTGAACACTCCTCCTCCTCCTGAGCGGACGCCGCCTGCGCGGACGCCTGTACGCCCAATCGAAAAACAAGAGTACGTTCTTGTATCGAACCCAGATATGAGCATTTACATTGGGACCCGCGCGTTTCCTGAGCAACCTTCATCGTCGGCATATCCTCCCCCATACTAATTAGTCGGCTCGCTCAAATTTGCTCGCAACGACACGGGGGTTGTTTGTAGTCAATGTATCGGTGTATTCCTTCTTGAAATCGAACGCGCATCGATGGTCTTCTGGCGACCGATGCGCGCTGCAAAATACCTGTCCACACTTGCACTTGGGGCATCCCAGCGGCGTCTTCTTCTTACACTTGTCGAGTTTGCAGGTCTCCATTCTATATCCGCCGTGTTATTCAAATTCTGCGGCGTCACTTGGATCCGTTTTTGTAAAAGAGGAAGGGACTCGCAACAAACGCCACGGCGGCGAGTACTGCAATGACATCGACCCAGCGCACGACCTTTTTCCATTTGAGCGGCAGTTTATCGAACTCTTCGCCGTAGTAGGCGGGTTTGAACGGCGCCGACAACCATCCCAAAAATGTGGGGCGCAACCGATCGTTGCAGTCGTAGATCGTGTCGTACCACGCCATCAAAATGTACCCTACAAAGGCGAGCGCGATGGTGATTCCGCGCTTCCAGGCGATGTCGGCGGGCGTCCGAAGAGGCGCCCACGGCGGCATCCAGTAAATCGCAATAAGAAGTCCGGAAAACACAATACATTTCAGATTCAGGTAGAGAGGCGTTCCGAAGAGTCCAGCACCCATTCAATTGCTTCTACACACTAAATTCTACAGACGAGAACTCGTCAAAGTTGTTGTCGAGCATCTCTATTTCGAGAGTGAACGAATGTTCGACGCCGTTAAAGTCGATGATCCGCCCGTCGTGCAACCTAAACTTAATGAAGAGCTGCGAGAGTTTCGAGATGGGGGGACTGTATACCGCGCGATTTACCTGGTATGCGGCGCTATCCGTCAAAAAGATGAAATCGCCCGAGTTTCCGTCGGTAGGGATCTTTGCAAATGCACCGTTGACTTTCCACGCTTTGAGATCGTCGATACTTGTTTCGTCGATCTTGTTCATCGTGTCCATATCCATGAGAATGTAATTTGTCGGGAATGGATTTGCAGCAAATTGGCTCGTTAGAATGAAGTTCGTCACGTTATTTGTTGCCGTCTGAGTTCCCGCCGTGAACCCCAAAAAGTAGCCGAGACCCCACCACGTCGTATAATTCACCGTCAAGGAATTACCACCTCTCGCCGAAGTCGGGATAGATGGGGTTAAATAAAGCGTAAACGCCGCCAGACCCGTAAAGGTAATTTTTCCGGTGATTGACGAGTATGCGCAAGACAGCGCCCCGGACGCCCCGCCCGCTGCAACAATTGCGGTATTTAAAGCAGTGTTTAGAGCGGCAGTTAACTGAGTTATGGAGTAGTTTCCGTCGGGAAGTGTTGCGACCAATGGCGATGAAGCACTTCCGTAGGAGGCTCCGTACGAAAAGTTCAAAGTGACGTTATTAATTGCTGCGGAAAACTGGTAGAATGAGAGCGGAAGTTCGATAGTCTTAAGAGTTGCGGCAACAACGTTCTGGTAGACGGTGGGAAGTGTGACGGTGTACGCTCCCGGGTGCGAACCTGCATTCATCTGGCGGTCGCGCGAGTCCACGATGATCGTCTTGCGAATCTTGCGCCAGACCTTTTTCGGAGTCGATGGGTGATACGGAACTCCGTTGTGAAGTTGGGCGCCAATCATCATTATTTCATACTCCTAGAAGAAACAACGCCTTAAAGTATCTCATGGAAAGTATACAATGCTGCATGTGTATGCGGGGATGGATATGGTCGCGTGCGATACCCGCGCGCGAAAAGACCTGCCTGTAGGGAGTCTAGACATTTCCAAAACACCTGCGTCAAACCTAGTAGACGCCCTGCTAACCATATTCGGACACCAACCTAGCGGACGCAGCGTATACATCGGGTTTATAGACCCAATCTTGATGCTTTCGCAGCAAGATGAGGTGCGGTGTCGCAAGGTGTTTCGCGCGTTTGAAATCTACATGGTCGTAAGTAACCCGTTCATACTCCCATTTTCGTGGAAAAACGGACTGAAGTCTCTTGTCGTCGTAGGACAGCACACGAAAGATGCTGAAGCTGCCTCGCTTGTCGACAACGGTGGTTCTGCACACGTTCCCCATAAAGTTTGACACAGACATTCTGCTCCGCGAGACGCCTCTAGATGGCGGCATAATCAAGATTGAGAAGCGCGGCATTCTGCGGCGCGGCGAGTCGAAGCGCGACAAGATCAAGCGGCGCAATCCAAAACCGGTGGCATCGTCTGGGTTCGGCCACAATTCGGTGACGACGGTGATCATGACGGACGGCGACGGCGCGCAACCCATGAAGGAAATCACAATCAAGATCTTCCATAACGGCGTATTTCATATGACGGGCGTTTTACACCCTTCGTATGAGACTGCTGTACTGCAAATTATGCGCGAAAAGATACCCACCAAGTGCATCAAAGAAGGCGGGTGGGGCGAGGGGGTGCGGCGCGTGCTCCTCATGAACTATTCTACGGCGTTCGAGGGCGAACCCAAGATATCGCGCGTCGCCCTTCAACGCTACTTTCAGGAGCGCGGCATACAGGCTGAGTTTGAACCCGACGTATCCCCGTGCGTCAAAGTTGTGTTTCCTGAGCATCGGTGGACCGCGTGCATCTTTCGAACGGGCAAGATTAATCTGACGGCCCTGAAATCGCAGGATGACTGCACTCAGTTTGTGGCGCTTCTTGAACCCCACCTGCGCGCGTACGTTGACACAATTACTCCTTGACCGGCAGAATCCAGGTATCGCGATAGACGTAGATTACAACGAGTGCGGCGGCAAAGGCTACATTGACGAGGACGAGCACGACGAGAAAGTCGCTGCGCATGGGGCGTTTTTGCACGAATAAAAACCAACTAACGGCGAGAATGGCGAACACGGCGAGACCCGCGCCGAGTCCGACGAGATCGGAGTAGAGCTGTACGCTTGCTCCGCTTGCGCCCATTATTACGCTTTACGGATGTTTTTCTCTTTCGTCGTCCTCCCGTAGAATTCATGTTGATCGGGGGTTTGTCTCCGAGTCCATCGTACGCACCTGCAGCCTTTGCTGCATGCCCTGCTTGCAAGAGTCCCGCATAGGTTGCTTTCGGGTCCGTTCCGCCCGCACTGACAAACGCGGGGACGGACTTCACTTCGACTGCACCTCCTCGAAGCGTGCGCCGGTGCCGGCGACGCCTCGATCCTCCGCCGAGCGCGTTAACCGCCTCGCCGTGCGTTTCATTCTTTTCCGCAAGTACGCCGGCTGCCGCCTGTATGTTCGACCCGGTTTGAGCAGGCACCTTTGGTTGCGGGTCAGGGTTTACATCTTCCAACTTAATTGCTCCGTCTGGCATTATACTTATTTACATGGTAGAATAGAAACAACGCAAGGATGAATTCGGTGGAGTATACGGCGACGGAGATTCAGTCGATGGTGCGCAACATGGACGACAGCAAGAAGAAGCACCGGCGATTGAAAGCGTCAAACCCGGAAGAGTACATCAAGAAACTCACGGAGGAGAACGAGATTCTGCACTTCAATTATCCATCGATTTTTGCGGTCCATGCGGAAGATAAATTGGACGCGACGTTCTTTTACATGCTGGACAAGAAGCGCAAGATCGAGAAGGGCGATCTGACGGAAGACCAGGCGTCGATCGAGGTCGGTCAGAAACTGTTCAAGACCTGGGTGGAACCGATCACGCAGGGTCGCCCTTCAGAAAAAATCGAGACCTACGAGGAGTACTACAAGCGCACGACTTCCGCCGGAGCAGGGTCTAAATAATATTTGCCATATATAAATCATGCATACACGGAAACACCGCGCAAGTCGCCGAGGAGGGCAGGGCACGGGTGCTTCAAAGATCGCGCCAGCACCGCAGCCGCAGCCGAGGCCGCCACCGCGTCCAATCCAAGTGCCTGTTCATCAAGGAGCTCCCAAAGGAGGACGGACCCGTCGCCGCCTCAGCCGTCGGGGAGGAAAATTCAACCTTGCCAAATACCTCGAAGGTCAGGAACGCGAGTCGCTTTTGGCAGCAGCAAAACGCATTGTTAAGCACCCCGAGACCCGGATGGGGTACGATGACAACAAACCCAAGAAAAGCAAGCAAAAACACCGCAGCAAGCGCGACAATAGATTTAGTGTCTCTCGCTAAATAACTATTTAGGAATAAATCACCTTGCGCAGTCCGTGTTCGCGCATGCACTTTTCCAAGAAGAGCGTGCAGTCGTGGCACGGTTTTGACTGCATGAGTTCCCCGTCCTTTCCGTACTGGACGACAATCAGCGTAGCGCCGCGCAGTTTCGAGAGGTCTCCTAAACTCTTTATGGCGTTCTTTTCGGCGTGGATCGTGAACTCCGAGTAACCGCACCCTCGCGTGCGACTCCCGACTCTATTGTACGCAGAGGCAAGTACTTTGTTTCTGCGTAGAATGGTTGCGTGGTGCAGGCGTGTCCTGTGGGGATGCACATTGGGCGGCCTGTGGTTCTCCATCGTTAGATGTCTTACTCAATGAAAAACATTAGGTAAGTCCGTTTTAGTCGTTGTCATTGTCCGGCAGCGCCTGGACGATCGCAGGGAAGAGGGTACCAAAGAACGCCATCTGCCGTTCGACCTGCTGGTAGACGCACTCCCGCCTCCACCCAGGGTCTGCGTGGTGAACGGCAGTGCTGGTCCATATCGCGAGGGCCTGTAGGGTTGCCTGAACTCCAGGAATGTCTGCGAGCGCGCCAAACTCTAGGGCCATACATTCCATGTAGAGCGGCAGAAGGTCAGGAGGCTGGTCGTGCGGGTCGTTGTTGTAGTACGTAATAACCTCGTGCGCGATCTTGTTCCGGAGAAGGTTGCCGAGTCCGCCGATCTTTTGTGCGAGCATCTTTAACGAATAGTATTTCGTTATTCGTGTGTTCCGTTTTATCATACTTCCGCGCGCAACTCTGTCCTGAGTTCCATCAGCATCTTTCCGAGTTTGTTCTCGCCCTTCCACTTGGACGGATCTTTCGCAATAGCAGTCGTTGCAGATGTTCCGACACCCCAGAACTTGTCGCGGGCGTCGGCGTTCGCGAGGATTTTGTCGCCGGAATCCAACAGCTTCTTGCGGAGTTCGAGGTTCTGCGTGAACTTGGCGCGCACGATCTGCTTCATTATGTCTTCTTTTTTCTCGGGCGTCCACACATCCTCTTTGAACCCCACGACCTTCTTTCCAAAGGACTTGGCGGACTGTGCCGACTTTGCTTTCAGAATCTTTCCAAAGTTTGTTTCATCGCCGAAGGTCTTTGCCTTGATCGCCTGGAACGCGTGCTCTGCAGACTTGTACTCCACACCGTCCAGCGTAAAGTTGGTCTCATAAAAGTTGGAGAACTCTTTGTTTTCGGGTTCCTTGGAGAAGAAGTACAGAATTTCAGGGGGCGGAGGCGGCGCGAGCTCTTCGCCCGCTATAGACGGCGCTTTAATCTTCTTGCGGCGCACGGGCGCTTTCTTTTCGGGTGCGGGTGCTGCTACAGGTTCCGCTGCCGCCTCGACGACATCATCCGATGCCGGTTCTGGAGCGACGACTTCCTTGACGATTGGATTGGTTACGCGGCGGAACGCAAAGGTGCGATAGAGGAAACTGAAATCCTGCTCAGACCTATCGAGCGTAATCGAGGTCTGACCGGTGTAGATGTCTGCAAACGACTGAGTCTCCATCAGCTCAAAACCCTCATCGGCAAGGATTTCCTGGACGCGCGCGAACGGAACCAAGAACTCGGTGGCCGGTTTCACCATCGAGTCCAGCAGAACATCGATCTTCTGTCCAAACTCTTCCTTCCACTCGCCCTCGTCCGTGTACCCTTTGGTCATCTCCGCAAACTGCCGCCCGTTGTTGCGGAAGGCGTGGCGGTCTTTGCCGGCGAGCAGCGAATACACCGCCTTTCCGTCCAAGCACGTCCCAAAGAACACACCCCTGCAGTGCCGCAAGTTCTGCCCAAACACCTTGAACGCTTCTTCGGTCTCGCACGCATAGTGGATCGCAAACTGGCACGACGCGACCTCCCACCGCTGAATGTTCTTGAACTCGCCGAGGTACGGCGTCGTCGCAGGTTCATCGCCAAACACAATGTTCAAGTACTTGGAATCTTGCTCCTCGAAGAGTTTCGTCATGTCGCCCTGTGCGAACAGAGCGCGCGGCAGGTATTCGGACGACGAGCGCTTGGCGATCAAGTAGCGCGTGCACGCCCCCTGGCGCGGCATAACGAGATTGCTCAACGAGAGGTCAATGCCCAGAACCTTTGACGGTTTCGTGTGCCGCCACTTGTGCATGTCGCCGCCCCGCCCCACGGCAATCTCGATCAGCGTGTTTCCGGGGAACACATACTTTGAGTACTGATTGGACTTGATCTGGTTGTGGAAGGAACGCACCATGCTGCGGTTGCGCGACGACGTTGAGTTTTCGTCGCGGTAATACATGTCATCCTCCAACGTATCGTCAACCGGAGTCGTGTACAGGGTCTTGAGCATCTCTTCGGGTATCGGGGTGTGAATCGAGGTCCAGATATTGTCGGCAACGTAGATGTCGTTGCCAAACTGAGGGCGATGCATGACGCGGTACTCATAGGTCTTGTCGTAGCGCGTGCGCATGACGCTCCATGTGCCGTTACGGACATCATACGCACACTCGATGATTGTGTTGTCTTCTACTTTGAGTCCTTCGAGATCGACGGGGATGTCGCGGTCGTTGACGGGGATGTTGATCTTGTATGCGTCGACATTGCGGGGCGCCGAGGGTTGAAACACACTGGGCGCGCGCGAGGAATCTTGTGCGAGCGACGCCATATCGCGCGGCAGTTTCGGTGGAATGTACTCGCCCGTCATCGTTTCGCAAGGGTACACAATATCTTCGCCCGGCGTCCGCGACACATACAGCGTGCCCTTGCGCACCATGCTCTTCATGTTGACATCGTACGAAGACTCGGGTTCAAAGCGAACGAGAAAGTCGATGGAATTCTGGTGCGGCGGTTTCCACTTGTAGACGCTGCGCCACGTGCGCCCCTTCGTATCGGCAGGCGGCGCCACCGGCGAGTCCCGCGGAGTAAACACCAGGCCGTCCGTCTTGTACTCGAAATCCATCGTCAGGATCTTGGCGATGGACTCCTCCATCGCCGCATTGTCGCCCGCGAGGAAGGTCTTGGTCTCGATCCGCATGACGCTACCGGGCATCGTTGCAAAGGTTGTTCCGATCTCCATCACAAACTTACGCGCACACCCCAGACGCGAGGCCAGCGGATTCTTGCGAATATCGTCGTCCGTGGTAAAGAGCGGAAGTCCCTTCGTGGTCCTCCCGCGGTACTTGTAGATGTCGAATATGCAGAAGAGGTTCTTGTCGGAAAGGTACTCTCCGTCCAGGAAATCCTCCACGTGCGCGTCGTCGATTGCTGTAAATCCCGTAAATGTCACTTGTCCGTTGGGCGTCACGCGAATCATACGCTTGTCGCGCGTCACATACAGACCGCAGCGCTCCCCGTCCGCCTTGTTGGTCACCGTGTACCCCTTCAGAATATTGCCCGCGCGGTCGCCCACAATGTGGCGGCGCTCGAGCGTCACAGGTTGGTAAAATGTGTTTCCTGACACTTTGAACTCTTGAACGTAGCGCTGCAGATCCGACAGAGGCAGAATGTGGTGGGTCTCCTGGTACGCGCCCAGAATCGCCTCGATGACTCGGAACATTGTGCGGCGAACTTCGTCGAACGGGCGCGGTTCTTTCCGCGGCGTGTACTCAATCTCCAGTTCGTAGGTCGGTGTGTTTTTCAGGACCTTGCGCAACCCGTCCTTCTGCGACGCCTTCGACTTGACCATTGAGAAATCTATGCGGAACTCGTTGCCGGGAACCGAGAAGGACTGGCGATCCAGGATGCGAATCGACGCTTTGGGGTCGTTAACGGGCCCGCTATAATCCTTGCGTAGGTGCTTTTCAGTTTTGAGGGTAAACTTGCAGAAGAAGTCGGAAATGTCGATCGTGTCGCGACCTGCCGTCTTGGTTTCCGTTGTCCTGTCGATTGACTCGAAATAGCGGAGTTTGCGCTCGACATCTACGGGGATCCCGGCAAAGGACTCGCTCATGCACACGTGGTGGACATTGACGGCACCGACGACGTGGACGCGGGTACTATCGTCTAGAGTGTATGTCAGACGCGTCTCGCGCACAGGTTCGTCGGTCGAGAGACTGCGGATTGTCTTGAGAAGGCGCTCGGCAACATCGCGCGTCTGAATGCGCCCTGCAAGGATCTTTGCCTCGAATTCGGCGGTCTTGTCGGAATTGGCGTAGGTTATGAATTCGCCAATGTCCGACAACTGACGGGATTTTTCCAACGCCTGTTCCATTGTGTCTATATGAGATCAGTTATCTCATGAACTACCTTGACCCGTTTTCGCAAGTTTCTCGTATTTTTGGCGTTCGACTGCTGCCTCTTCCAGATGTTTGCGCTGGTCAAAGCAAAAATTCACATATTGCTCGATGTCCGCAATGCATCCCTTGGACAGTTTAGCGCTCGAGACGTAGATTCCCGTATCGGATCGCGTATACTCTTTCGTCCACTTGCAAATGATCGTAAAGACTTGCTCGTGCTCATTCGGGTCCAGTTGGTCCAGGCGCTGCTTCAACTGCTCCATCGTCTGTTATAACTGCTGAGGTCGCAGGCTTTAAGAGTTTTTTGCGGCGACGAGGACCTGGGACTGCTGCTGCCGACAGTTCGCCCTCCGAGGGCTGCTTGAACACGACCGACTTGACCTCTTCTCCCGCTCCTGCTCGCGCTGCTCCTTCGTCCATCGTCGGAACCTCGATTGCTGGAGCGGCGGCGGAGGCGTCGGGTTCTGCGGACGCAGGCGTGCGCTTCAGGAGTTTGGCGAGCACAAAGATCGACTCGTCATTCTGCTTGAACTCGGCACCCAGGACTTCAATGTCTAGCGTGTCGTTTTCCACGATGGCTTCGAATTCGGTATTGCCAATATGGAGGTCGCGCGGCAGGAGGAATTTCAGGGGTTTGAGTTCCGCATGGATGCCGATCTTGCTGCGAAACAGGACGGGCGCGTTGGTGATCTGCTGGCCCTTGTGCGGAAGGCAAATGTCCGCCTGGAACTTGACCCTATAATTCACGCCGGACTTGAGGATGCTCATGCGCCCGAGCGAGTATTCGATAATGACGGAGGATTTCGGTTGAACATACCCTTCCACTCCGCAACGACCCTCGATTTGCGCCTTGATTTGACTCAATAGCGAGGATTGGATGTTGCGCTGTAGGTGCTTTGAGTGGACAGGCAGCACGCGCGTCAACTCTCGGCGTTCAAACATGTTGGTTGAGGGCATCATGTTATTTCTTCTGCGCGATCTGTTTTTCCTTAATTCTCTTTCTGAACTCTAAGGCGTTGCTCTTGTTCTCGGAAATGACGGACCACAGTTCAGGAGGCACCCATACCGTTTTCGCAGAGGGTGTGCGACACAGCATGCTCAAAAAAATGCACTGGGTGTCCTTGTTCGCCAAAGCAAGTGGTGGAATTTCCTCGGTAAAGACCTTAATAAACGCCCGAAGTTCGTCGGTCTTGTAAAACGAGCACGCTTTCGGAATGATGGTCTTGGAGGTTTCCGTGCGCTTCACCTCGCCGCCCTCTAGAGAGAACGATGCAATTTTCAGTACGCCTTTCTTTTTGGAATCCCATTCGACGGTGCAGAGAATCTTGTTGTGCTCGGCGATCTCGACGAGCAACTGGTCCATCTTTTTCGAGACCCAGGTCTTGTATGTATCCAGATCTCCGCCCACGAGTTCGATGGGGTTCTTTTCGGCATCAAAGATCTTGCCTTCGCCGAGGACGAGATAGTCTGTGCCGTCAACTTTCTGCTCGAATTCAGGGACGGCGCCGGAGAGAATGAGGGTCTGGCGTTCGTCGAGGGGCATGACCTGATCCACAATGAAGGATTTGCGTGTTCCCTCTGGGAAGCGCGAGACATCAAAGGGAAATTTGAATTTGGGAAGGGGAATGACCACTGCGGGGGCTGGTGCGACAGGTTCCACAACGACAGGAGCAGCAGGCGGAGGGAGTTCTTCTGCACTGACGGTCTTGCGGTCCGACGCATATGCCCTCGTCGGGACGCTGCGTTCCAGCATGGTTCCGTCGTCAATCTCGTTCGGGGAAAAGGCGTAGAGCCCATCGCGGTTGTCGAGAACACCGATGCGACCCGAAGCGTCCTTGAGTTTGAGATGCGACCGAATCGCATTGTCGAGAATGTAGGTGACCACTTCGGGAGCGTAGTGCAGCCTTTCGAGGAGATCTTCGCGCGACCAGATGGGTTTCGTTTCAAAGAGTTTGAGAAGAGTGTCAAAGATCTCGTCGCGGATGTCGAGGTACGAACTGAGTGGGCGCACGTAGGTATCGTCTGCACCTGGCGCGGCGCCCGCCCAGCATACGAGTGCTGCTGCCGAGTCTGTAAAGGACGGCGCCGACATTTCCGAGAGTTTCATTTCGACCGCCTCGCCTTTTTGCGCGCGCGTCTGCGGAATCACGAGCGCCCGCCAGTCGTCCGGAAGTTGATTCGTCGAGAGCTGCGTCATGCAGTCCACTGCCGACTCTTCCAGGACTCGCTTGACCACAGCAATGCTCTTCGCCTTTGATTCTACAAAGACGCGATAGACGTACTCGTCGTAGGTTTCCGTGGCACTGTCGTCATATCGAGTAATGTGGAGGTACACTGTGCAGTTCTGCTCGGCGAACGGGAGACCGGCGTGGGAGCAGTTGCGCAGTCCCCGCCCGATAATTTGCTCCATGCGACTCATGTTGTACCACGGATCGAGAATGTGGATTTGGCGAATGTTTTTGAGATCAATACCTTCCGAGACAAGGGGAGACGCAACCACGACGCGAATGTCCTGGCCGAGAGCGTTGGCAGGGTTGCGCAGGCGGCGAATGAGCGTCTGGAGTTGCCGGTCCGTCATGTCCGAAGTCAAAAAGGCGTAACGCCCTACTGCGCCGCCTGCAAACTCGCCCGACGGATTTTCAAGGAGCTTTATACCAACGGCGGGTTCGTAGCCGTGCTCCTCGAGCGCCATCGCGAACTGCAGCGCGCCGCCTCGCACGTAGTTTGAGTAGACAAACACAATTCCCTTGGAATCTTGGATGCATTTCAGGATGGTCGCAAACTTGGCAGCGTGGTTTCCGACATTGGAAGGACTCAGAAAAGACTCGACGCCGGCAGCGTAGCGGTACTGCGCCTTCGTGATGTCAGTGGACTTGTCGAAGCACTTGGTTATGGCCCGCCCGTCAGGTGACACGACAATCGTGGGAATCATATCGTCTTGCATATTTTTTCCGGCGACAGAGGCGACCCGCTCTTTTTGCGGCGACTTGACGTAGGATACGGCAAGAGGCAAATACTTGCGCGGTTCCGTAATCTTTTTGGTCTTGCCCTTGAACGCCGTCTTGCGGTCGAACGGCGCAATCATCTCTTTCGGCGGGGGAAGTCGGAACGGAAAGGTGAACGGGTTTTCGCCGCGGATGAAGGACACGTAGTCGTGGCAGTACCCTCGAAACCTCGCTTCTGCGTCTGGATCCACAAAGCTCCCATTCGTATTGAATATTTTGCTTATCAACAGCCTGCTGTCGGGCGCCTGTCGCTTGTCGTTCCACAAAAACAAGTTCAGCATGAACATGATTTCACCGAAACTGTCGTACATGGGCGTCGCCGTGAGAAGAACGAGCGTCATCCCCTCTGCGATCTTGACGACCTTTTGCAGCGCCGCCGACACCAGTTTGAATCCTTCGTCGCTATTGCCCTCGCGCAGATTGTGCGCCTCGTCAATAATCAAAAGCTTGCCGTTAAAGGATTTGCGGACCCACGCGGCAAAGTCGTTTGCGGATAGGGCGAGACCCTGGCGCTCAATCATGTTGGAAAATTCAATGTAGCCCGTGAAATCGTAGAACTCGTCAATCATGCGCTGCACAATCTTACCGAGTCGCTCGCGGTTCTCAGGGTTTTCCCATCGCATGTTTTCGCTCTGCGCGCGCTCGAGCATTTCCAGATAACGCCTGCCCGTGCACTGCGCCGATTTCAGGAGACCCGAGGGATCCTGCTTGACGCGCTGGACATCGAACAACTGCGTCCGAAAGTTGTCTTGGACGGTGGCGGACGACACGACCATGACTTTCTTGTCCTGGAACTCGGGGCGCAGAATGTACTCTTCGGCAACTTGAATCGCCGAACATGTTTTGCCGGAGCCTGTGCCATGAACTAGGAGCATGTTGCGCACGGGACTGTCGGGACTCAAAATGCGGCGCAAAAATAACTGGAAGGACGACAGGCGAAAATCTGCACCGCCCGAGCATTGTTCGCGGCGCATTTGCTGGAGGTTTTCGAGAGTAGCAGGTGGAAGCGCCTTTGACTGAACTTCGACGTGCTTTTGAATCTCTGCCGCCATTATTCATGGACAATACTATTGGTTCGCGCCGCAACCCAGCGTGTTTACGGAGGATCGCGATATGACAACCTTGTTGTCGTTTTCCCGAAGAGGGATGTCGACTACAGGATTGAAGGGCACGACGCGCGGCGCTGCTTTCGGAATCGGAAGACCGATGCACGAAATTGCTTTCGGGAACCGCACATTGTCCGTCAGAAGGTTCGAGCATCCCGGCGTCATGTATTCGATGCGCGGTTGGTAGTTTGTGGCAGCAGTGCGGTAGACTATGCCCTCGCGCTGCGCTTGGACGACCGACGACGCCTTGAACTTGACCATGGTCGCGGAGTCGCCGTCCTTGTACAAAACTGCCGACGCAAACTTGCGGACGCGCGCCGTCTGCTCCGACGAATCTTGGTAGTTGATCGAAGGCACCGTGTTCAGAGACTGCTCGATCTTGAGTTTCTGAAGCGCCAAAAATTCACTTGAGGATTTGGGGCGAAACGCCTGGAATGTACTGTTTGCTGCCATATTATACTCGTCTTACAAAAGATCCACGTGCGTCAGGACATGACGGCGGCAGCATTCTCGCGTCAGACCCAACTCGTCCATCGCCCGACCCTCTGCAGTCTTCACCGTCATGGTGGTCATGTACGGAATGGTCTTGTCAGACGTCCGCCCGTCCTCCTTCTTCTTTTCCTCGACGAGTTCAAGGTACTTGATCCACTTTCCAGCGAGGGGCAGGTTGCACGATACGCAGCGGATCGGTATCAACATCTTTACTGTTTGTGAGTATAGAGATTTATTGTTCCGTTTTAACAAAGAGATATGCTCGCGAGTCCCAAAGATATCACGGCGTCGCTCGCCGTGCTCGCCGTATACATGATTGTCGCGCTCGTCGGCGCCCCCGCGCGCGTGATGGACTCACTGATTGCCTACCCCTTCGTCGTCCGCGGGGCGTGGTTGCTCGTGGTCGTAGGGTTCGCATACTACAAGTACTACATGACTGCCGTCCTTATTGCGGTTCTGGGTCTGCACATTGCCATGGACACGCGCGCATCGTACATGTTTTCCAATGCGGGCATCATGGGGCGGTACGCGGAACTCCAGCGCAACGACCCACGCTTTGCGGGGTCGCTGGACGTCAAGGTCGCAGATGGCGCGCTGAACATGGATCCGCCGCGGTGGTTGGACCCGGGACAGTCGCCGCTGCCCCTGCTGCTCTTCCCGCCGTCCGTGGACCAACTGCAAAAAATCCAGAGCAATGTCGCGTAGCTAACAAAACCGCTTATGAAATAACATCAATATTTCATACAATTTCTTGTCACCTGCGCCGTCGTTGTCTACTTTGTTATCCGCCGTAACTCCTTCATGAATAACGAATTTCTTCATTAAGGATTTGTTAAAGACATATGCTTTTATCGTTTTCTTGCCTGTCAATATAGCTTTGCAGAGACGATGCGCACCATCAATTAAATCGTGATCTGTACGCACAAAAATTGGATATGACAAGTCTGCGTCCATAATTCGTTTGTAGTGGTCTTCATACTTTTTTAGAGTTATTTTTGGAAGGATATCCGTTAGCGGTATGCCGCTCCATTTTGTATCTTTTAGTTGTGGCTCAAGGTCCGCAACGTTTATTTCTATACTCGGAGGTTTGAATAAGTTGACATATGCCAGCATCATATCCACCAAATAAACATATGGGCGGTCGGGAGGTCCCTCCCAGTTCGAATAAATGTGATAACCCGACATCTATACTATAGATCATACTTATTGTTCCGCGTCAAGGTTGCAGAGGGCGAAAGTCTACCACGCGAGTTCGAGTTCATGGACGCCCCAGTACTCGGACGACCCGTCGGGCAACTTACGGCGCAAGACGAAGGGCAACTTCTGCTCGAGCAGTTCGCGCTCGGCGACTTTCCAAATGAAGCGCGGATCGTCGCGGTTAAACTCCTGAATGTTCACGAACGGCGTTCCGCCATCCGCGAGTTGCTGGGCGCGGATGCCGATGAGCGCAGTGTACTCGTACTTGCTGAAATAGGGCGCCGTAATGCGCGGCGCCTTTTGGGACTCAATGACATCGTCGCGCTGGATAAAGTCCGACGATATCATTTGCTTGCCTTGTCTACAATACAAAATTCTGTATCCATTTTACTTACTACTGCTTAATCGTAATATTTTTGGATGTCTTTGTATTTTTCCCAGTCACGCCCCCACCGCCCTAGGAATACTCTATCCTCGTTTGTCTTACGAAACGACAGCAACCGAATGAAGAATCGGTAGAACATTCTAAACTACACTAAACCTTCATAACATACTTGCGATCCATTTTCGCCTTGCGTGCAGTCGCGGGGTGGCGGCGCTTGTTGAAGATTGCCAGCGCATTCAGTTTGCGGGACACGGTCGCGCGCCCGAACTTCTTGACCGCCTTCTTGAGCGCGCCGTGTCGCGTGCGCGCCTTTTTCGTCATCGAGTACCCTAGTTTCGTGAGATCTCCGGTGTGCTTGATCGGAATGCGAACTTTGCGGCGCGTGCGGCGCCCGCCACGCAGCATTTTCCCGGCAGCAAGTTCTTGCGGGTTTGCGCTGCCGTAGGGCAGTCCGTTGTCCAGATATACGCCACCGCCTACATGACGACGGCGACGACTTCTCCCGCCAAACCGTGCTTTCAAATCGCCCTTTTCGCCTTTTATAGATCGATATCTATCCCTCTCAGCACTCTCAGCATAGGCCACACGACTATGGTTGCCGAGTGTCATATCACCAGGGACCCGTCTCAACTCTTCTCTCGATGTTGTGCGCGTCGTATATCCAGGCGGTGTTCCGATAGGAGGAGATACCAGTCCAGGAGGTGGTCGTCTATAAAGTAGTTCGAATTTATCACTTGGACCGGCGGCAGCGGCGGGCGCGGCAGCGGCGGGCGATGACGTTGGCATGTCATCCGTAGGTGTGTCCTTTTTCGGTGCCACTGCAACAACGGCTCTCGGGTTATATTTACCAAACGCCGACATTTATATCATACCTTCATTTTTTACGCGTAGTGCGCTTCTGAGTCTTGATGCTCTTTTTGCGGCGGCACGAGACGGAGTGGAGGGTGCGACCGTGCGGCCATAACAGCGAGGACGTGCAGATCGCAATCGCCGACCCTTCCGTTTTAGATTTGACCTTCTTGACACAACTGCAAAAATGTTTGGCGGTCACACGCTTGGAGGACGCCATTACATTATGCAGACATTCATTCACGCCCGTCGAGCACCCTGCTTCCATGCCGCATTGCACACCGCGCACTGGTACATCCACACAATGTTCGCCTTATCCAACTTGACGCCCACCACGTCTTTTGAGGGGCATCCCTCCGTCGGGCACTGAATCGTGTCGAAGCGGGGCAGCGTAGGATCGCGCGTCAAGTAAGGGTTCTCAATGATGCGTGCAGCAGCGTCCTCTTTAAGATTGTGTTCGTACAGCAGCGGGTGCTCGTGGTTAATCGTTTTTACGTAGGGACACTTGCGGCACTTGTAGTTCACGCCCGTCTCCCCCGTCGTAGCGTCAATGTCTTCCAGGACGTACAGCATGTTCTCGCAGTCAGGACAGAATTCGAGCGGCATCTTATATATTACTGGTCTAAGATACGAAAATATAATTCGTTTTGCCCACTCTGGATCCGTGCGTTCAAAACCAACCCGCTTACGATTTATTATGTCCAGTCAACATACATTGGCGAGAATGGCGTCTACGGCAGGAGGTCTCGTCAATTTCCTCGAACGCAAGCGCGTGACGACCCAGGGCAACCCGCACACCCACACCTCCTGCGGCGAGTTCAACGGCAAGTACTTTATCGGAGCCGACGACGTCGAGGAATTCAATGCGCTCTACTACGACTACGTGGAGGTCCACCGCAACAAGATCTGGTTGATTGAGGCGCCGACCATTCTCGGCCCATGCCGCGTAGATCTCGATTTCCTGTATGTCAAGGGCACGACCGCCAATATGCACACCCCCGAACAGGTTTCGAAATTCGTCGGGGATTACGTGGAGACTCTGAAGACCTTCCTGGCAATCGACAAGGACCTCAAAGTCTACATCATGGAAAAGAAGAAACCGGTCCCGAAGCGCGAGGGCGTCGCCGGCGGCGTGCACGTCCTCATTCCCAGCGTCAAGACCACAAAGTACATTGAAATGGCGGTCCGCGAAATCATGCTCACGAAGATGTCGACCTTTGATCCGCTACCGCTGCAAGATAAGGAGTGGGCGAAGGTCTACGATAAGGCGGTCGCCTCGCGCTCGACGGGATGGACGATGTACGGGTCCGCGAAACCGCAGGGTCTGCCCTATATCGTCACGTCGGTCTTGAACGTCGCGCCCGACAACACAGTGACTGCCGACGAGAGTCCATTTCACTTCACGCCCGCGTACCTTGCAGAGTTCTGCACCCGCGAGACGGATCCTTCCAAAGAGCACGAGATGACGGAGACCGCAAAGGGTCTCTACGCAAACTTGCCGGATACGTCGGCCGAGTCTGTACGTATTTCCGGCGGGCGAGGCATTCTCCCCTCGCGCGGACGACCCGCCGAGCGGCGTGCGGGCGGAAGTCGCGACTCGAGTCCCGCGCCCGGCATGACCCTCCGCGACCTGACTGTCGAGGAGCGGCAGCACATCCGCGACCACATCGCGAATCTGTGCCAGGAGCGCGCGGACGGCGAGGGCGTCGTGGGCGACTACACCTTTACCCGCCAGGACTGGATTGCGGTCGGTCAGTGCCTCAAGAACATCCATCCCGATCTCTATGACGAATTCGAAGAGTTCAGCCGGCGCTCGGACAAGTTTAATCTCCGCGACTGCATGTCCAAGTGGAATTCCTTTGCCTTCCGCAACGATGGTCAAAAAGTCACGATCGGATCTCTGCTGTTCTGGTCGCGCACCGACAACCCTGAGCAGTACCAACTGATCGAGAAGAACAACATCATGCGCAAGATCGATGCGGCGCGGGGCGGGGCCGAGTACGACGTCGCGTCTGTCGTGTACAGCAAGTTCCGCGACACCTACAAGTGCACGAACTTTGGCAAGAACGTGTGGTACAAGTTCAAGGGTCACGTGTGGGAGGAACTCGATCGCGGAATTCAGTTGCAGCAGGAACTCTCGACGGAAATCTGGAAAGTGTTCAAGCAGCGCGCGTGCCTCCACGGATCGCGCCTCGTTGACCTCGATACCTGCGACGCCAAGGACGCCAAGATGTGTGGGTGCGACTACTGTAACGCGCGCATGCTCGAGGAAGATCTTCAGAAGGTTTGCGTGAAACTCAAGACGACCAAGTACAAGAGCGATGTCATGAAGGAGTGCCGCGAGTTGTTCTTGGACGAGGAGTTCAACAAGAAGGTCGACGAGAACCGCTACCTCCTCGCCTGCCGCAACGGCGTCTTCGACATGGAGACCTGCGAGTTCCGCGACGGAAAGCAGGAGGATTACTTGTCCTTCTCCACCAAACTCGAGATCAACGAAGATATGGAGTATTCCGATTACCGCGAGTGGACAGAGGTCAACGACTTTATCCAAAAAGTGCTTCCCGACCGCGACGTGCGCGAATACACGCTGCTCCACCTCGCGCGCTCACTCAATGGCGTCGGCAACCAGAAATTCCACATCTTGACAGGCAGCGGGTCCAACGGCAAGTCGATGTTGATAAACTTGCTGGAAACGGCTCTCGGAGATTATGCGTGCAAAGTCCCGATCTCGCTCATTACCCAACAGCGCGGCAAGTCGGCAAGTGCATCGCCCGAGGTCGTGCGTCTGAAGGGACGCCGCTTCGTCAGCATGCAGGAACCCGACGAGGCAGTGCCGATCAACACAGGTCTCATGAAAGAGTTGACATCGTCCGAGAAGATTCTCGTCCGCGATTTGTACGCTGGTTCGAAAGAGATGATTGAGTGCGAGTTGCAGTGCAAGTTCCATCTGGCGTGCAACGAGAAGCCGAAGATCAATACCAATGACGGAGGTACGTGGCGCCGTTTCGTAGTCATCAACTTTGTTTCAAAGTTCGTGCAGTTCCCCGACGGACCCAACCAGTTCAAGATGGACACGACCATCGAGCGCAAAGTAAAGACGCCCGAGTGGGGGCGCTGCTTCTTGGCCTTCCTCATTCACACCTACAAGTCCAATCGCGACCGCGAACTCGTGGCACCCGACCGCGTTCTCGAGTACACCCGAGACTACCGCGAGGAAAATAACGCCATCACAAAATTCATGAACGAGTGCACGCGCCCCGTGCGCGAGGACGAAGAGGCGCTGGCGGTGCGCAAGCCGACGATCAGCAATACCTTCAAGACGTGGTGGGAGGCGAATCGGGGAACTCGCGATTGGAAGGTCCCCGAGATGCTCAAAGAATTGGAAGTGCGGTACGGCAAGTACACCTACGGCGGGTGGAAGACCTTCCAGATCCGTGACGATGTTGACTAGACTAGCTGCGCCTGCGCGTACCCCGTTTGCTTCGGCGGCCCTTTTTGCCGCCCACGAGAGTTCCGCGCATAGGAGGAGTTGGTGTGGGTACGGGTGCCGGCGGTGGCGCCGGCGGAGAGTAGCGAGACATCAGACCCTGCGTCAACTCTTGCGACGAAGCGGGGCTCGCAAGTGCATTCAGAACGCTCATCGTGACTTTGCATGCCGTTTCGGCGATAGGTTTGATACTTCGCGCAACACTCCGAACGGATTCCATTGTGTATCTTACATATTTTAACTCGTACATACAATGGATACCCGCTTCTGGGGGCCGTCTGGATGGCAGCTACTGCACCTCATTGCTGCCGAAGATCTGCCCACGCACCACAAGAAAGACCTCTTCATCGCTCAGCAGTACATTCTCCCCTGTCGCTTCTGCCGCGAGAGCACGATAGAATTTATGGCGGGCGACTTCAAGTACCGCGAACCTGCTGACCGCTGGTTGTACGACCTACACAACCGCGTCAACAAGAAACTGCGCGACCAATGTGCAGAAGACCCCAAAGTCATCTGCCCACCCCCCGATCCCGAATTTTCCGACATCAAGCAGCACTACCTCGATCTCCTACAGAAAACGCCGAACGTTCCGCCCGGAATGGACTTCCTTTTTTGCGTAGTCTACAACTACAAGGACGTAACGCCTGAAAAGACTCGGAGGTACCAAGACTTTTTTGACGCTCTTTTAGAGGTGTATCCCTATCCGCACCTCCGCGAAATAACCCTAAAATACAAGAGCACCATCGACCTGACGGATCGCGCGAGTCTGGTGAGATGGTTCAAACCGATGATCAAAGAGTTGTGTAGAGTGACGGGCAGCAAGACTCCGTGCGTGCAAAAATACGCCGAGTACTCGAGCTCGTGCAAGCGGGGCAAGACCTGCCGCAACCGCAAGAAGCGTAAGGGCAACCACCGACGCACTTACAAGTTCACGCACTCCCGGTTAATTCACTGATTTAACGATGTTGCAAAACTACAAACAAATGAATGGAACAACAACGATTATTGTCGAAGCAACCGCAAGTTCCACCGGCGTCATACTGGGTGGTGTCTCTCTCGGTATTGTGCTATCCTCTCTACTGGGTCTCGCGCTGTATGTGCTGCGCAAAAGGGGAGTCGTAACTACTGAGCAAGTAGCACAAGCGCAAAAGGTGGCAGAGGAGGCGCTAAAATCGCCCGTGGTTGCTGCTGCTGTGGCGTCTACGGGCAACGAGGCGCTCGCCAAGGTCGTTGAGACCGTAAAGCAGGTCGTCAAGGAGACACCTATTGTCGAAAAGTCGATCGCCGCCTCCGAGACTTCGATTTCGCTGCACGTCTAGTCCGCAGTTTCTTCTTGCGCCGTCCGCCTGTAATGGCAGCGGGCATGTTCGCAAGCATCGCACTTTCCTTGTTACCGCCATACGGTTTAGAACAAATGATTCTGCATCTGGGAACAAATGCGTCAACGAGTTCTCTAAACCCAGGATACAAACAACTGCCGTTGTTTGTAAGAATTATAATTTCCATTTCCCGATCCTCTCCTTGAAAATAAGTCATCCATCCGCGTAGTTGGGTTAACCGCGCCGCGCCTCCAAAGAGGTAGAGCAACATATCTTCGGCAGTAACCGAAGGCAACCCTGTCAACTTGTTCATATTTACATTGTCATTCTTTCGTCTCAGTTGATCGCGTATCGATTCCAAATAACCATCGCCGGCAAATGTTGCGGTTCGGTCCATAAAGAACCCCTCGAATTTTGTCAAGGTACGATCCCAATCAAAAATAGCATATTTTACATTTGGATTTGGCACAATATATGCTTCATCAACTTCATCAATACGTATGCCGGTAACGCCCGATGCATTGTCATATGTGTCGCCAGTATAACCCAGCGTTTCGAGAAAATTGAGATATGTATTTCCGGACTGTTTTAATTCGCGATAAAATGGGAATGTTCGGAAAGGTTTATCTACCACGTCTCCCTCCGTTTCGTCTATTTTAATTGCTATAACATTAGGTCTGTCTTCGAATTGGTTAATATTATTCTGGTCGTTATCAAAGAAAACCGAGATAGGTGCTCTTGCCATATATTACAATACACTCACATCTTTTAGCGCTTCGCGACAAGCGTTCTGCTCCGCCTGTTTCTTCGTCGACGCCGTACCTGATGCAATAATTTCGCCCGAGGGTTTGCAGACTGCCATCGTGAACCCACCGTCCTCGTTCGCCGAAACCATCTTGTAGATCGGCGTGAACTGCTTGGTCTGCTGGCACAGTTTCTGCATGCGGTCCTTGTAATTGTCGTCCTCGCGCAATAGGAGAGGAATGTCGAGGTGAGTTTCTATGAGAGACACTACAAATTTATTGACGATGGTAAAGTCGTACCCAGAATCAATCCAGAGAGCAGCAATGAACGCCTCCAGAACATCGCCGAGTTTCTCAATGTTCTGGCGCCCGTGTTCGGGTCGCATTTCTTCCACGTGCTTTGAAATCACAAAAAACTTGTCCAGTCCCAATTTATCGCGCGCGAGCGTACCGAGCGTCTTGTTCCGCACAATCAGCTTGCGGGCGTTGGTGAGAAACCCCGGGGCGGCGTCGGGGAAGCGCTCGCACAGGTAGTTGGCGACGACGGCTCCTAAGAGCGAGTCGCCGCGAAACTCGAGTTGTTCGTAGGATTCGGGTTGGAGGTCCATGACGCTGGCCGGACACTTGCCGAGCACAGCAGGTTCCCCGGTGAGCGTCGTGTACTCTGTGCGCTTGACGTAGGTCGAGTGGATCATCGCCTTCTGGAACACTTCTACGCCACGCACCACATATCCAGGGATTGCCAGGATATCCGATACATTCTTTGTGGTTAGCGTGGTGTTTTTGGAGTTGTAAGGCAGGTATTCGTTCGACATCATTTACAGTTATGGTGCGCGTTATTCCTAAATAATCTTCTCTGGACTTTTCAATAACGCTGGGTGCTGTCGTGAAGGTTTGCTTGCAATCGATTCGCGACCGCGTCCGTCTGTGGAAGGAGTGTCTGCCCGCTATTCGACCCTACTATGCGGTCAAGTGCAACAACATGCCCGCCGTCTTGGAAGAGTTGCACAAGGGAGGGTGTGGGTTTGACTGCGCGTCGCTCGCCGAACTGCGGGCGGTCCGCACGATTGGAGCGACCCCCGCAAGCGTGATATACGCGAACCCGTGCAAGTCTCGCCGCGAACTACTCGACGCCGACTATGAAGGCATGACGACCTTCGACAGTCATTCAGAACTCACGAAAATCCACGAAATCGCTCCTCGCTCCAAACCGATTCTCCGCATATTTGTCGACGACAAGGGCAAATCCCGCATACCGCTCAACAAGAAATTTGGATTCCACCTTCGAAATATCCACGAACTTGAATATGTAGAACCTGCAATTCCAATCTACGGACTCGCCTTCCACGTCGGGAGCGACTGCACCTCTACGCTAGCATACCAGTCCGCGTTCGACACCGTCCGTGAGTTTTTGGAGCGCTTTTCGCGTTACCCGAACGCCTTCAAACCCGAGGTTCTCGACATTGGCGGCGGGTTTTCGGGAAGCGCGGAGAAGAACGATTTTTTCCGCAATGAGCTCGCGCCACTGATTCGTCGCGAGGTTGAGTTGCTTCCGGAATTCAAGACAGTTATCGCCGAACCTGGGCGGTTCTTCGCACAGGAATCGTGCTCTCTCCGCGTCCCCGTCATTGGTCGCAAGATCCTGCCCGACGGAACGCGCAGTATAACCATCGACGAATCGGTCTACGGGATCTTTTCGGGAGTTCTCTTTGACGGTTTCAAACCAGAATTTCAGTGTGTCACGCGCAAACCCTATACACAGATGCTGAAGTATACAATTTTTGGACGGACGTGCGACTCTGCCGATATTATTGCGGAAAATGTGTGGCTGCCGAAAGAAATCGACGATTCAGACATTCTGGAAGTCCGCAATATTGGCGCATATTCATGGGTGAGCATGTCAAAATTCAACGGGTTTGAAAAACCTAGCGTGCAGCTTTGTTCTTGAGCGTGCGCTTCGGGAGGCGCGACCCCCCGCGCTTCTTGCTGAAATACTTCCACGCTGCAAGTGACCCGACGGCGATGAGCGCGTCGGCAACGACCGACCCTCCCGTATGCTTCCTCCGCCGACGACTACCTCCTGCTCCACAGCATCCTCCCTTGCGAGTCTTCTTCACCATTTATGACTACTCCACAATTTTTCGACGGACGTAGGGATGTGCCAAGAGTTCTTCGTCGCTCAGTTCAATGTCCTCGTACCTAGGTTGAACCCAGTCCTGGTAGGCGACATGAGCCAAGTTCCCCAAAAGTTCACTGTATCGGTGATCTGCCATTTCCGGGTTGCAAAGAAGTGCAGTGGCCACCCGCGTGGAAAAAAGTGCCACAATTGTATCGTACGCACTGTCGCACTGTTCTTGAACGATCAGTTGGCAGTAAGGGCACGATGTTTGGAATTTTTGGGACCCTTTTTGGAGATGATTGCCGCTGCGGTGCTTTTCGGTAAAGTCATCCAAAATTTTCAGAGTACGCGTAGGCAGATGAGTGTCGGAATACATTCCGGCAAAACTCGGCAAAGTGGTGGTTTCTATATTGTTTGAAATCTGAACGCAGTAAACCCCTTACGTGGAGGGTGTTTTCAAGGTCCAAAAAGAGATCGTTCAGAGATTCTTTATGCTCTTCATACCATTCCTTGAATCTACTCCCCGCCGCCGCTGGCATTATCGTCTACGTTCACAACGCGTTTAAACGAGAACTCGTTCGACACCAGTTCTGCCTTCTTGCGCGCACTGACAAACTCGACAAACTCCTTCGCTTCTGCTGCAGTTTTGCCCTTTCGGACAAAGTACTCGGTGGCGTGCGTCTCGAGAGCCTTTTGACTGAGCGACCACGCTTTGCTGTATGTGCCCGGGCGCTGAATGGTAATGTAAGACTGGTCTCCGGCGAGCTCAAGTTTGTCGAGAGTTGCGAACGGACCGCGCTTCAAAATGCCCGCCATTTCCTCCTCGACCAACTTCTTCGCCTCGCGCAGTTTGTAGACCTCCTTGTTGAGGTCTTTCTGCTTGTCGTCGTACTCGCGGTACTTGCGCACCGCCTTGACGAGATCGCGCTGGTCGATGGATATAGTCGCACTGTTGAGTCCTGATGCTGCCATTGTGCTTGTGCTTTCAAGTAGACATGAAAAAAGAACATCCGTTTTGAACAATGGATCCCCGCGAGGTCGAGAAACTTCGCGTGGCGTATAACGAAGAGTACCCCGACAAGATACCCAAGTCGAACCACGTGTGGCAGGATATTACGGCGCGCCTAAAACACGAATGCGATACCGCGATTCGTGCATGCATCGTGCACAAGTTGGTCAAGAAACCGGCAGCACCCTCCAGTTGGGAACAGAACGGCGCCGAATGGCTGTCCTCGGACGATATCGACATGACGCAAAAGTACTACCAGAAATTGATTCCGTCCTACTACTATGTGGGCAGCGTTCCCATCGACTTTGACAAGAAAGAAAAGACCGGAAAGTGTCTCGTATCGTCATTGTGCAGTCTGAACATTCAGGAATTGTACAAAAAAGGGTACCGGCGCATCGGGGTCGTCTTTAATACGGACACGTCGGACGGACCGGGAGAGCACTGGATGGCAGCGTATGCCGACATTCGGTCGGAGAATCCCTACATGTCGTTCTTTGATTCGTACGGCCGATCGCCCGAGAAAGAGGTTGCGGTTCTCATGCACCGGTGGAAGGAGCAGTACGACGCCATGCCGCAGGCGAAGAAACCAATGGAACTGTTTTACAGCAAGATCAAGCACCAGCGCAAGGACTCGCAGTGCGGAATGTATAGCATCTACTTTCTGTACTGCAGCATCTTCGAAGTGCCCATTCAGGAGAGGATACCCGATGACGTCGTAGAGTGGATGCGGCACTTCTTTTTTCGCTACAAACAACGTCGCAGCAAGAAGTAAGTAATGGAGGAAGCGCCGCAGTCCACTGAAAAATGGTCGATAACGTTCTACGCGGTCCTGGGTTTTCTTGCTGTCTTGATGATTGTAGGCGCATACTTTCTCTACATTTGGTTGATGAGCCCTGCTGCCAACCCGCCGTCGGATGCGGCGGGAACCAAGAACCTCGATGTTTTTCAAGAGGTGATTTCTAGCGGAAAGGAGAGCAAGAAAGAGGGGTTTGCCAACGCACCGGTCGGGTGCCCGAGTCCCAACACCCTATGCGACTACACGATGGCGGCGTCCGCAAACTCTACCTACGCCGGAAAGACGGCCTACGACTACACCTACGTGTCCTCCATCGAAAAGGTCATCAAGGGCGGAGCGAGGCTCGTCGATCTCAACATCTACGACATCGACGACGTTCCGACGGTAGGATTGTCGGATCCCAAGACGGGGACGCTCTACTCGTACAACGGCGTGACGCTCGAGGACTGCTGTGTCAGCATTGCAAACACTGCCTTTGCAGCAGGAACTCCGGGCAACCAAAATCCGTTCGTATTGTCTATGAAATTCCACTCGACGGACAATGCTTTCATGACCTCGTGTGCCGACGTCGTGAAAACCACTCTATCAAAGTACCTCCTCGACCTGCCGTACTCCTTCCAGAAAAGGAACCTCGCCGTCGAACCCATTTGCAAACTCCTCGGCAAACTCATCATCGTCAGCGGAAAAGAAACCAAGGGCAACGGAATGGACGAACTCACAAACATGTCGTGGGACTCGTCGCACATGCGCCGTCTCACCTACCGCCAAGCAGCAGAGACCTACGACTACGAGGAACTGACCGAATTCAACCGCCGCGGAATCACTCTGGTGGTGCCCGAACTCGGAACCAACTTTAAGAACGGCAATCCCCAAATTTGTTTTGGGTTTGGGTGCCAGTGGGTCGCGATGAATTACGGAAGTCTCGACGACGCGCTCGACACCTATATCGGGACCTATTTGGAGGGATCGTTCGTTCTGAAACCTGAGGCGCTGCGGTACAACCCAGTCACATACAAGACGCCGCCCCCGCAGAACCCCGCGGTATCGTTCCAACCCAAACAAATCACCTCGCCCATGTACGACTTCACAATAAAGTCTGCGACCTAAATAAACACAAATGGCAGACGGAGCAAATGCATCGACAGGAGGACTTTCGCCCTCGCCGGTTGGCGCCCAAGCGGGCGGCAAGCGCTCAGCGTGGATCGCGCACATCAAGAGCGTCGCGAAGGCGAAGGGCATCAAGTTCGGAGAAGCGATGAAGATCGCGTCCAAGTCCTTCAAGGGCGGACAACTTGTGTCAAAGGCGGGACCGATGGGCGGAAAGCGTACGAAAAAGAACCGCCGCAAGGGCGGGGCTCTCTACGGTTTCGGCGGAGATCTTGCCGACGGTGGCATGGCCTACGGTCACTCGCCCGACGCGACGTGGCACGGGTCTACGGAACTCACGGGCGCTCCTGCGTCGGCGGGTCCAGCGGCGACGGGCGGACGCCGTAGTCGCAAGCGCAGTCTTCGGCGTCGGAGCAGCAAGAAGGGGACGGTTGGCGGTAAGCGGCGGCGTCATTAAACTTGGCGCACTCGCACCGCGCGTAGTTCTGTAGGCAATTGCAGCAGGTCTCGGCCTCGGGATGCTTCCATGCTACACAGGTCAGAAACCCCCACTCGTGCATGTAGGACGGAATGTAGTCTGCTTCGAGTTTGATGTTTGTCCGTCTGCCCGAGTTGTAGAATGCGTCCTCCATGTCTAACTGAAACTTCTCGATGAACGCCCAGTTCGGGTGCTTCTTGTTTGTCGTAACTGCGGGTCCCACGTGCGCCTTGATAGTCACGTGCGTCTTGGCAACTGCAGGCAGAACTTTTTGAACCACGAAGGTGTAGAGTTCCTGCATTTCGGGAGAATCTGGATCGGGTAGGTCAAGAATTACGCAATCGTACGTCTTGCCCTCTTCTATAACGCGCCGATCGCGAACGTCCATGTCAAGAACTCGCACGCGCGGATCGTCCAAAGACCCCTTGTTTTCGAGAATGTTCTTGCTCGCCCACTTGACGAACTTTGCATCCCAGTCCACGATTGTGATTTGCGGATGCGTGCAGCGCTTCAGCAGGTCGCGCGCCAGCAGACCGTCACCACCGCCGAGTACGAGGATGTCGACGGTATGATTTATTGGGGCGGGGTGGGGCGGTTGGTTGTAGGCGTACGGAATTTCGGGGACACTTCGGATCATTGCCTCGCCGTATCGCTGCTCGTCTGCAGTCGAGAACTGCACTTCCCCGTCCATGAAGAGAACCTTGCCGTGGCACGGTGTCTCCACATACTTCATGTGGCATCTCGACATCTGCTCATCTGCTAAAACCTTCGTAACTTGAAACTCGACCTTCATTCCGTACTGCCAATTCTCGCCCATTCTTTCGTATACTTACTATAACGCGGTCGCGCCCAAAATCCGTTTTGATGGGAAGAATGCGGCGCCCGCCGTCTTATTCCGATTCCTTCTTCTTCATGCCCGACTGCGAATCCCCGCTGCCGCTCGTTGTGTACACTCCGCATGCCCCACCGGAGAAGAAATCACTCAAAGTAAAAATCGCCAAGCGCGCCATCTCCTTCCTCTTCCACATTCTGCTGATCAGTATTTTCGAAACCCTCTTCTTCTTCCTCTTCATCTCCAAGTCCGAAGATAGCGGCATACAAAACACTATAAACGGATATGTGCAGGGCGTAGTATCGCAGTGTTCGGCCTGGAGCGCAAACGAGAGTGCTGCTATCACGGACATTCTTGCCCTGTTTCTGAACGCTTCGGATGTTTTGAACGCCTCCGCGCGTGCGGGAGAACAGCGGAGGTACTACAATTTTATGCTGCAGGTTCAGGCGTGGGTCTACGTTCTGATGCTGCTGCTCGTATTCATAATTACGGTGCTCGCCTATTTAATTCGAGAAGTTCCCATCAAGTGGAAGAGCGTCGTCGTGGACAACGTTTGCATGATTCTGCTGCTCGGTTTGTACGAGTACTTTTTCTTTCGCACGATCATTTACAAGTATCAGAGTTTGAGCGATTCGGAACTGGACGGAAATATCGTTATCCAACTGCAAAGACAATGTGGACTTTTAATAGACTAAAAAATAATGAAACTCCCGTGGGTAAAAACTCAACCCCAACCAAACACTACATACATCTCGTTGGGCAATAACTGCACACCGGCATCCGAACTGCGAGTCCTTGGTCTTCGAACGACGGCAATGCCTTTTGATTGGGTGCGATCCACGCCAGATATAATTTCTGCATGCATACGCGCCGACTTTGCTGGATATCATACAGATTTGCGCTTGGACACTGTATCCGAACGCGTGGTCGACGGACTCGGTATTGAATTCACCCACGATTATCCAAACCTCGAAACCTACAATAATGTTCCGGTGATAGAGGGATGGGAAGTGTACATTCCTCTCATCAATGAAAAATACCACAGGCGCATCGCTCGCTTCATTGGTCTTATGTGTTCATACAACATACCTATTGTAATTTTGTGCAACATGTCTTTTGAGGGTATTGAAAAAGTTCGTGATGCTATCCGAGAAAGGTACAACCGCACGCGTCGTCTCGTGTTTGTCTCGTTGAACTCGGAAGGATTTTCAAGCAATCACAATACGTTGTGGTGCTCTTCCTCGGAGATTCTTCCCCAGAGACTGCAGTTCGCGGCGCACCTGGCGGCTACCTGCTAGACTAGAATAGGCTACCACATCCTGAGATCCTCCATCTTGCAGCTCGTTGCTCCTACCAGCGGCATTGCTGCTTCGAGCGTTTCCACGCGCGTCTTTGCCTGCTCGCGGTAGTCTATGAATCCACCCTCGTCGTCGTCTGCGCCTCCTTCCGGCAGTCGTGTCTCGTCCAGCAGGACGTCCACGAGTCCCGTGCCGCACGGCGGTTTCTGTCCAAACATGATGTTTGCGGACACGCCCTGCATCGGGTCGTACGCCGACGACACGGCAGCGTTAAACAAGATCTTGGAGGTCTCCTCGAACGACGACTTGGCGAGGACGCCGTTATCGTGCTTGCCCATACCGAAGCGGTCGACCGAAATCAGCCGGCCCTGGTAGGTCATTGCGTCCAGGAGCACGGACATGTGATGGTAGTTGACGTAGGGCACCTTCAAAATCTCCCAGAACTCGTCATAGAGGGCGTGCCGCGCTGCTTCCACGCCAAAGCAGTCGAGGATCTCCCGAATATCGTTGCTGAATGTGCGCGTGGCATCAACGTTGGGGTGGGCGAGCAGGTCGTACAGGTTTCCCGCACCCTCGACATCCAAGACATGCTGCTTCTTGCAGGCGTATGCGTTTATGGTTTCGTCCCACAGCAGTTCACTGTTGACGTCGCGCTGGTACACCCGCCCGACGCCCTCGATGCCCGAGATGATGATGTCCAGAACTTTTTCCTCCATGAACCGCAGCGTCAGCAGGTTCTTGACCGCATCAACAGGGAACACGATGCGCATCACAAGTTTGTCGGGGGTATTGGCGTCTGAGTACACGCACTGCAGAATGTTGACGCCCGAGGTCTCCATCGCCGTGCGGATCGACACCATATCGTTCACATTGCGCGCCGCCATTTCGGTCTCGTCGAATTCCAGGCGCATGATCCATGGCGACGCGCACGCGCGGTCATTTTCGATGGAGAACGCTTGAAAGGTCTGCAGGATCTCGCGGTCCTCGGCGACCTTCGTGTCTGTAGTAAGAGGGTAGGGGTCGTAGTACATGCGCACCGACTTGGTGATGTCGCGCAACGTCGTCTTCTGGAACTCACGGATCATCATGATCGCAAAGTCCAGACTCGTCGACATTTCGGGCTTGAGGTAGACGAACGACAGCGGGTTCTTGGGGTTGCGCGACACGCTCAAGAGTTCCTTAATCCTGGGGACACCCTGCGTCGCGCCCGCCTTGACAGTTCCGGCTGAATGGAACGTATCCCTGTGGCACACTAGGTTGAGACCCGTAAAGTTGCGCGTTCCGGCAACCGTCAAGTCGTACACGCGCCCTTTGATAGGTTCTACCTCTTCAATTGATTTGACTTTGTCGAGCACGACGTCCTCCATTGTCGACCGGCGGAACCCATGATCGACGACTGTGTTCAGGCGCGCCTGTTTTGAGGTGATAGACACCTTGAACGTGTTGGCGAATACATAGGTGTAGTGCGCCGGAATGAAGGTCGTGAACTGCTTGCTAACCGTCTTGAACTTTCCAAGCGCAGGCGTGTATGAAGAGGTCGATGTATATATGCCGTACCGCGCCATAATAGCATTCATTTTCAGTATCAAATCCTGCGAGACGGACGAGTATGTAATCGTATCCTTCAAACTGACAGACCCATCGCCACCAATATATCCGTCGACGAGACTCTTGACGAATACATCGGGTGCCTGCAGCACCCAGTCGGGCATCGTCTTTTCGTGCGACGTGCGACCCAGCAGCGCCGTCATGACCTTTGCAAGCATCGTCGAGTGAATGATGAGACTCTGCGACGTTCCGCAAATTCCTGTATTCTCAATCGTCGTCTTTTCGGATCGCACGATATGGGTTCCAACGTTCCATTTGTCTGTCAAATCTCGGACGCGCTGAATGTATGCGCCATCGTTATTCGTAATCATAACCTGCGTGCGGTTGCTCATGCCCTCTGCGAGGTATGCGCCGAAGAAGAACCCAAGTTCCGAATTGAGCACCCACGTCTCTGGAATCTGTGTAGGTTCGCGCGTGTGGTATTTCTGATACACACACCCTTCGACAAACTGGTCGGCATATGTATTTTTTCCGTTCACGAAGGCATCGCGAAACCCATCGCTGCGCGTATAGGGTAGCGTGAAGTCTTTTCCTGCGTGTTTTGTGTACCAATACTTGTTTCCTTTATCATTTTCTTCCTTCATTATGCGAAGTGCAGAGTGGACCTCAGAACCGTACAACCACTCCGTTGCGGGTAGAATTTCGCGGAGACTGAAGTCGGCGATTGTGGGCAGTTGTTGAACGCTCAACGATGCAGCGATGGGCAGTTCGCTGCCCACTTGAAGATCCGACCCGTTTGTCGCCACGAGAACTCCGTCCTTGACAGTGAGGAACGACTTGCCTTTGGTCGCCTTTACGATGCGACCGCTTTCGAGTTCGACCTTGAGAATCGTGGAAGAACCGTCCTCATTCACCACGGGATGATGCGTGACTGCTTCGAGTTTCGTCCACATCATTCTGCCCGTCTCGTCGCAGGATAGCGCCTGCCAACCTTCGTCGTCGAGTTCGGCGTATTTTTGATCGCGCTCAAGTTGCTGTACCTTGTCGGCGTGTTCTGCACAGTATGTGTCCACAAACTCGCCAATCGTTGGCGTCATAATGCATCCGTTCTTTGAAATTATGATTCGCTCGTCCCAGTCCACCGAGTTCAGCGTCAACTGCGTCGTGGGTTCGCCGATGGACTGTGCTGCCAGTGCACCCACCATCTCTCCGGGGTGAACCTGCCCCTTGTTGTACCTGAACCGGATCTCTTTCAGGAGATCGTCAAAGATCTTGACGGTCATACGGTATTCCAGAATCGTGCGGCGGGGGGCGAGGTAGAACCGCACGAGGCAGTGGAACAGGCGGTTGGGCGCGATGAAAGGTTCCTTGATGAGTTTCGTGAGTTCGTCGACGACATACGACGGCGTCAAGTCGGTCTTGGTGGAATAGGGGTTGCGATACTTTTCCACGAGGCGCTTGAGGTGCACGGGCGCGAGAACACTGTCTTTCTTCTGGAAACTGAACACTTCGCGCACGAGCATGTCGCGGTCGCGCAGCAGTTCGTCGACGAGATCGGGGTAGACCGATTCAGTGTTGGTCATGACATCTGCAAGATCAGCAGGGTTCAGCGCATAATTGCGGTAGATTTCCTCCATGGTCATGAGCGCGAGGTTGATGGGCTGCGACTCGACTTGTGTCGAATCGACGCCATCCTCTCCATATTTATATTGGATGATAATGCCCACGTTATTGCGAATAGTGCCGTCGTACGCGACATGCATGTCCTCCATCGTCTTCATCATTTGGCGCTGAATGTATCCCGTGTCCGAAGTCTTGACGGCAGTGTCGATAAGACCCTCGCGACCGCCCATGGCGTGGAAGAAGTACTCGGCGGGTCGCAGTCCCTGCACGAACGAACTCTCAACGAACCCGCGTGACTCGATGCCGTCGTCAAACTTGGTGAAGTGCGGCAACGAGCGGTCTTGGAGAGTGTACTGCACGCGCTTGCCGTCCACGATCTGCTGTCCGAGCAGCGACATCATCTGCGCAATGTTCAGGTCGCTGCCTTTCGCGCCCGAATCCACCATCTGAACAAGGCGGTTCTCGCGCGGCAGAGATTCCGTCACGCGACTCGATACCTTTGCGGAGATGTCTTTGAGGGTGTTGTTGATCTGGTTCTCGAGTTCGTCGCCGTCGGAGCGACCCGATACATTCACGAAGCGACCGGCGTGAACATCGGTGAGAATTTCTTGCACGCGGCGCCGGCCGTCCGCGAGCGTGGTCGCCACGAACTCTGCGGTTTCCGCGTTCGCTACGAGGTCCGACGCGCCCGTCGAGAACCCCGTGTACGTGTTGAACTTGGTCACAATCGCTTGGATTTCGTTGATAAACTGACCGCATCGCTGGGGTCCGTAGTCGTTGAACAGTACATGCAGTACGCCCTGCGAGGTCTTGTTGAAGGCGCCCTTGCGCAGCAGTCCTTTCGTGAGCCTGCCGTTTTCTACCGTCACAAGTTCGTTGAAGTTCATGAGAGGAAAGGCAGCAGAGATGACGTCCATGCCGGTATGGTCGAGACCCGTCTTGTCGAAAGACGCGAGTGGACGGCGCAGTTTCGCCATGATGTTCATGACAATAAATTCGGGGATGCGCACTTTGGGATTGGAGATGCGGAAAGCGCCGGTGAGCGTATCCTGAACCATCTGAATGATAGGGGCGTTCTCGCGAGGACTGATAATTAAGCGGAGCACGGACGCGAGCTGCAGTAGTTCAGTCTCGGCAGCAATGCTCTGCGGAAGATGAAGATTCATCTCGTCGCCGTCAAAGTCTGCGTTGTAGGGTTTGGTGGCGCTCACATTCAGGCGGAAGGTCGAGTAGGGCAGAACTTTGACGCGGTGGCACTCCATGGACCCCTTGTGCAGCGAGGGTTGGCGGTTGAAGAGGACATAGTCTCCGTCAATCATGTGGCGGTGCACGACATCGCCCTCGCGCAGGTCGATCATGTCGGGGTTGACATAGCGCAGGGAAATCATGCGCTTGTCGTCCTTGATGAAGACGGACTTGGCGCCGGGGTATTTCACGCCGTTGCGCACATACATCATGAGGCGGTCGCGGTTGTAGGGCGTCACAATCTCGGGTTTCGTCAAGTTCGAGGCGATCTCTTCGGGCACACCGAGTTCGTCGACATCGATGTTGGCGTCCGGCGTAATAACAGAGCGGGCAGAGAAGTCGACGCGCTTGCCCATGAGATTGCCGCGCACGCGCCCCGTTTTAGCACCGAGACGGGACTTCAGGGTTTTTAAGGGGCGACCTGAGCGTTGTGCAGCAGGGGGCATGCCCTTGATATCGTTATCGACATAGGTCGCGACATCGTACTCTAAATGCGCGGTCATCTTTTCAATGTAGTCGCGGGGTTGGCCGCGGTCGATCTGCTCGCGCAACTTCTGGTTGCTGCGGACGATGTCGATGAGTTTGTGGGAGAGGTCGTCGTCCATGCGCTGGTTGTCGTCCATGACGACGGGCGGGCGGACGGTGAGGGGCGGGACGGCGAGCACGGTGCAGACCATCCACGCGGGGCGACTGTACTTTGGGTCGAACCCCAAAATGCGGATGGAGGTGTCGGTGAGGCGCTGGAAGCATCGGAGGACCATCTCGGGCTGCAGAGGTACGAATTCAGGGGGGTTGGTGGCGGGACCGGTTTGCTGCCCCTGGAGGGAGCAGACGGTGCCCTGAACCTTGACGATCTTGTGGAGCATCTGGGTCTCACAGGTGGGGCACGACACAGCCTGCTTGCCGTTCTTCGACGCTTTTGCGATTGCGTTGACGGTATCCTTGCGCACGGCGGCGAGGCGGTCCATGCCTGCGAGTTCGGACTCGAGGTAGCGCATTTCAGCGTCTGCATTCGAGGCGACGACATAGAGGGACGAGCAGTTCAAGCATACCGTATTCAAAACTTTGATCGTAAAGTCGAGGAACTGATAAAGGTAGACGGGGCGCGCGAGAGTGATGTGTCCAAAGTGACCCTGGCACTGGAGATTGGTGTGCTTGCAGGTGGGGCAGACCTTGCCGCTCTCGATGACGCCGAGACGGGAATCAAATACGCCGCCGGGTACGGGATTGCTGCCTTGATGGGTCTTGTCGGTAATGACTTCGACGACCGACCGCCGCAGAATCTCTTCGGGCGACGTTATGCCAAACTGCACGCCTACAATTGACATTGTATTCTTACTTATATGTTGCGTCTCTAATATCTTTCTTTACGATCCGTTCTGTGCGAATATTTATGGATTAGAGTGTAATGAGTGGAAACGCTGCGTTCACTTTGAATTCTAGAGTTTACGACACATTAGCCGATCGGGAAGGAACTGTTACAACTCAACCTTCTAATGCCGGCGGCGCCGGCGGTGCATATGAACCAGTGTGGATACTATGGGATGGTGCTAGTGAAAAAACTCGGTACAGTGACGTTCCTTCGAGCATACAAATAATACCGTCTGCAAGAGAATCAGGATCGCCTGTACGCAGTATACGAGCAGCTGCAGGAATACCTCCCCGAACACCAAGAGGTTCAGAAACATCAGTTCTAGGCTTGATAAATGCCGGGCATATTAGGACAGCCGATGACCTTGCTAGAATGGAGTCAGTGACAGACTGTTTGAATCACGACTTCCGCGGACGGGCGGGCGTTCCAATGTACGATATGCGACTCCCTATCGGCACAGGAACACTAAGGACCGGAAGTGATCTTTTAAGCGCGGTAGCTGGCGGCGCTGAACGTTCGGATATGTCGTTAGTACAATATCTTCACGCTAGAGGTACTCATTTATGTCCGTGGAGCGGGTTTGATGTACCCACTAACACAGTTGCTTCATTTGAAGATGGAGTTATGTACACGGGCAATGAAGTGGGGGCAAATCTAGATCTATATTTGCGAGATGCAGTAAGCAGGGGGGCAATATCGTGTTTGTATGATTCGTGTAATATGCAAGCTGTACGCGACGCAGTTGGGAGAAACGATGGACTACGAGAGCTCCTACTGCAGGTTGTAGGCGATGCTGCATCATTGGGAGCAGATCGAGGGGGGTCGATAAAAGGCATGGGTTCTGAAACACAGCAAGTTTTCGAGTTTCCTATGGGTGGATTACATCAACGGGGAATTGGGTTTGTTGAAGGTATAGATTACACTGTATCCGGCGGTCGTATACATCTTAGTATAACACAACACGAACGGGCCACTCCATTCGAATATGAGTTTGGACGCACAGAGGCTGATCATATTCCGAGTGTTGAAGAAATAACACAACTGCTGTCTCATGTTAATGGGGCCGGCCCTTCAGATTTGTCCCCAAGTAGTAGAGCATTATTAGGCGCAATTGATAGATTTGCGGTTTCACAAGGTGTGCAATCTAGAGAATTAACACAAATTAGGATTGCTATTATTGCTTGTCTCAAACCACAAGCAGATGAATCGCGAACGCTTGCTGCTAGGGAGTTATTAAGAACTGGAAAACGACCAGTTGTCTTCACAGGAGACCTCAGAGCGTTTTATAGTTGTGCAAAAAAGAACATAACCGCAATATTCGTATCAAGTACGAAGTGCTTATATTATAAGCGCAAAGAAGACGGGGGTTTCATGGCACTTGTGCGTAATATTACTCAAACTGTAGTTATGAGTCGTGCAGGACAGGCTGTTCTTAGATTATTCAGAATGGATGCAAAATCGAAAAAAGAGTACTTGGAGAAAAAATCAAAAGCTCTGAAAATTAACGATGAAATCAAAACGATTAGGCGTGCAATTGATAAAAAAGAAAGAGAACTCGCCGAAGCAAGACTTACAATGAAAAAACACGAAGATGAACCAGTAGGATCAGCATCATACGCTAGGTTGCGTCCTAGCGCTGCGAGAGACCTTGCAAGGGAAATAGCTGATGCCGAGAAAGTAATTGAAGATAAAAAGCGTGAGATAGAAAAGAAAGAAGCGAAAATTATAGAATTAATTGGGAAAAAACTGATGGCGGGAGGAGGAGACGACGATACGGAGGAAGAGTTGTCTGTTCAACTACATGTTCAGATTGTCCGAGTCATGGCTGCGTATCTTCTAAACAATTTGACGAGACTGCTAAGTGAAAACATACACGAGACAATGCCCGATGTGGTTATACACATAGTTCCCTTGTTCACAATTGTGCCAGATGATAAAACAATAACGGACTATGTGAACCCCAATATACTAGACAGATCCGGCAATAGTTACGTAAACAATTTCGAATTTCGCATGCCTATCCTTGAAGTATTTGATCAAGTTATTAATCCGTGTATGGAAGGAGGTGACATAAACGAATGCGTGGACACTTTCATGAAGTACGCTGGATACTTTCTCGATGAACCAGTTGTAGGCGTTTTAAAGCGCGTTATGCAAGGCGAAGTTGTTTCAGACGCAGAAATCGAAGATCCGGCGTTCAACGGAATTGACGTCATTTCAAGTCATGAAACCATGTTCAAATTTATGCGACCTCCTGTCGCCGGTAAAAAGCGAGGTCGCCCAGACGATTTCGTGCCTTCAACCCCCCTTCGCGCTCCTGGAGATAGAGGAGAAGCACCGCATCCATTAGCAGGTATGCTTACACCTGAAATGCCTTCCACATTTTCGATTGAAGAAAGATCCCCACCAAGCACGATACGAAGACCGGATGAGGAGGAAATTAGTGGCGGTGGCTCCGCTTCCTCAGCGACCCGCCGGCGGCAGCGGCGCCGGCAGCAGAAGAAACTCCGGACGCAGAAGAAGGCGTCGAGACTTGGCGGACTGCGAGCAACATTTGAAATAGTTCCGCACTAACCTTGAAATCAGTAGTTCCCGTCCTCTCCTCCACGAACTGCAGCATCGCCGCGTACTCCTTGCCTTCTTGCGCTTCGAAAACCTCGCGCTCGCGGATCTTGTGCGTGTCCAGCCAGTTCAGCAGCAGGCGGATCTCGCGGTCGAACAGCATAGGGTCGTCCTCGGTCGGGCGGCGGTTGCGCACGTACTTTGCCAGCTCGTCCATGCTCTTGCTTTATAAACCATTTACAGGAGACTTTCGCAGTTACTACGAACAATCATAGTTCAGCGGTAGAATGAAACCCTTCCATAAGTGAACGAAAGGTTTAGATCTGGGTTCGACTCCCAGTGATTGTATCGTGATCTGCTAGCTCAGTTGGTTAGAGCGTCTGGCTGTTATGTCGTCGTAGCAACGCAACCGGAAGGTCGATCGTTCAATTCGATCGCGGATCGCAAACAAACCCTTTTCAGAAACAGCAAACGCTTCTTCTGAAAACGGATATACATGCCGAGTCTCTGTCAAATATAAATGCTCGCGGAAGTCGGGAAAACCGTCGCCACCATCCTCCTGACCTACTCGGCACACTACGCGTCGACAAAGGCGTACTCTAGTTTCTGCGTGCCCGACGGGTTGTGGGGCTACGTCCAGGGTCTTCTCAGCACTGGCAGCCCCATGTGCAGTGCAACCCTGACCTACGCATCCAACTCGCAAAACTCCTACGCGACCATCATCACCATGGCGGTTTCACGCATCGCCATTGACTTTATTCTTCCCAAATAGCGCTTCCTCCCACATGGGCGCAATCACATCGTAGGACCAGTTCGCCTTGACGTAGTCGTACTGCTCCTTCGACAGATCTCGCACTTTTTCGCGATGTTGTTTAAAATCGTTTATGATCGCAATTGCCTCTTCGACAGTCTCAAATTTCGGTCCGGGTATGAACCCCGAGTTGCCCACCCGCGTCCCGACGACGAGAATGCCGCACGCAACCGCCTCGAACGCCGTCAAGGGTCCCGTCTCCGCCCACTGCTCCGGTCCCGACATCACCAACAGGATGTCCACGTCGCGGTACCATCCGTCCATCTGGTCAACCGGCAATTGTTTGCCCGTCGTTGCTTTGACGCCCATGCATATGCCGTTCACGATCGGTTGAAACATGTGGAAGCGCTTGCACGGGATCCACCACGCGCCCGCCCACCCCACGGTCTTCAGTTCTCCAGAGCGCTCCACGTGCGTGTACAGTGAAAAATCGACCCCGTTCGGCATCAGCGCGGGATTGCGAATGTTGGTTTTTTCGTGAACGATGGGGGTTATGACTTCGCTGGTAACGCCGTACCGAAAGTCGGACGAGTATTCGACCCCACCGGGAATCTCGGGAGTTCCGTGGCACAGCAGAAAAACCTTGCGGCGGAGTTCGGGTGTCTTGAACATGTTGTCGAGCACGCCGTGCAAATTCAGCGTGGACAGAATGATGTCGCAGTTATGCACGTCTTGGTCAAGCAGATGAGGATAGTAGTGTTGCACATCATGGTATGCGACTTCGCAATCGTGGAGGCGCCCCAGAACCTCGCGCTGCACCTTGCCCGTCGACCACCCCAATCCGGCAAAGACTACCACCCTCCGAGGCATTATACTATCTTACGCGGTTTTGGTCGTAATTTGTGCGCACAGGATTTCTGAACCCGCTTCGTCCTTCCATGTGATTTTTGTAACCAACTTGCCCGACACTGTATTTGTCGAGTTTGATACTTCGTGATGGTGTCCCGCGAGAAGAGGACACGGATCGCCGGACCTTGCGGTTTCATCGCACAGCGGGGCGCTGGCGCTGTAGGGGAACCCATTGAGACTCGCCTCGTAGTATGCGGTCCCCGAGGCGACGGGCGCGTCAAGATCAAAGTCAAAGGTTGTGAAGACGACCTCGTTCTTTGCGGGGGTGTCCGTGGATATCGAGACGGCAAAGTTCTTTGCCAGCGCAGTGGGCGCCGAACACACTGCAGTCCCCGTCAGGTGATCGTTGCTGCGGTACAGCGCCACGGCATAGAAAGCGGCGCGGAGCATTTATACTACTGTACCTTAAATGTGAAAACGGGTAGTTCACTTTCCACTGTCTGGTGTTTTAGCGGCTTCGACTTCGCGGAACTGCCAAAAAAGTCCCTGCGCTTTCTTGCCGCCTTCGAAGATGTACACGGGATCCGGGTCGTGCGATGCGCCCGTAAGTTCATACGATACATACTTGCCCATGTACTGCCACGGACCGTACAGCGAAAGGTCCCATCCCGAAATGATATTGCGCCCCTCGTAGAACTTTCCGACGTATATGTCCGGCATTGTACTGTATATCGCGCTGTCTTTAAACAAAAAGTTACATTATTAACATTACTTACTTAGCAGCATCGGCGCACGACCATGTGGATGTCGTACCAGTCGTCCTGGTCGCGCACATCTATCCAGCGCCGATCGGGAAAGTCCATGCACTGGTTGATCGTAGCGACGCGCGTCACTGAGCAGTCTGGCATGTCCACGCTGTAGACGACCGAGGTTACGCGAATATAGTCAGGTGTATTATCGAGATTGTGCGCCACACAGCAGACCCTCTTCAGCGTCTCCTCGATGCTTTCGTAGATATTGCACTCCTCCCACCACACCGACCCGTCGCTGCGCCATCCGCGAAACTCTAACCATGACTCGCCGTTCTCGTTGTACACCCAGATGTCCGCGCCCTCCCTACCTCCCTCCAGCAATACAGATCCTACCTTGTCCTCTGAATAGAACTGCTCCTCGTGCGCGTCGTTGTCTGGGGCTAGTGCTGGTCCTCCTGCTTCTTCAATCGCCTGTTGAAACTCTGCTACTGACATTCTTCTTGCTTGCGTCTTTGCTTTGCTTGCTGTCGTATCGTCTTGTCTCGCCCAATGTTTCAACGCTACAGAACCATTGGATCCGTTTTTGTCACTGGACACTGATGAAAACGGATTTGCTAGACCGCATAAATATGGATAGCGGCGAACGACGACGAGCAGAGCACCCCACTCTGTCTCCCCAGCGAAGAAAGCGAATAGCGTATAAGCAAGCAAGAAGAACAGCATACAGAAAAAGATGGCGTACCGACGCCGCAAGGAGCAGAAGAGATACGTCGACAGCGACGACGACTATGAAGAGCGAGTATACGGCGACGACTACGGCGACTACAGCAAGACGTGGAGCGAGGACGAGTACGACGCGTCCGAGGAGGACTCGTGCATGCGCCTGCTGAAGTCGGGTCGCATCCTCACGTACGAGGAGGAGAACCGCGTGCTGCACTGGATATCGGACAACCCGGACTGCATCGTGGATGCGAAGTTGGGTCTGTTTGAGACGGTCGTTCACAAGCGCCTGTGTGCGTGGGGCGAGAAGGAGGTCGAGTGCGTCATCAACGGGCGCGAGGTCTCGGGCGCCGACCGGGTGGACGAGATGGTGCTCAGCGTGGGCATGGCGCGCGATGCGTATCGCTTGGTGAACCCGCGCACGGGGGACACTATGCTGCACTGCGCCCTGTCGCGTCCCACGATGCACTTCCAGATCGTGGACGTCATCATGCGCGCGTACCCGCAGGCGGCGAGCGTGGCGAACATGCGCAACTGGACGCCCATGCTCGAGATGATGCTGACGACGCGCATTGCGGGTCCGGACTTCTACAATCTGTTTGCTGCCGTCGCGCCCGAGTCGTTTGAGGTGTCGGCGAACCACGCGCGCTGGAACGGGCAGTCGCTGGTCGCTGCTGTTGCGGGTGGGTACAGCTACTGCCCGCGCATCATGCAGCACATCATCGACGCCAGTCGCCCTGAGGACTTCGTGTCGCAATCGCCATACACAGCGTCCGCGGTCTACAACGCGGTCGGGCGCCTGAAGGAGGGCATCCTGACCGAGGGCGCGGAACTCCACGCGGGCATGCCTGTGAACTCGGGCAAGATCGCTGGGCGGATGGAGATCGTGCGGATGCTCGCGCGGGCGCACCCTGAGGCGCTCGCGTGCGAGCACTTCGGCAGCACTCCGCTCAAGCACATGCTGACGGGCGGCATGAACGGACTCGTAGGGTTCGGGTTCATCAGCGAGCGCTACTACGCACTCGCCTGCGAGTTGATCGACCTCAACCCTCGCGGCGCAGACGGGTCGAAGCTCGCAGGAGAGTATGCAGTGGCGCCGTGCGCATTCCGCACGCTTCTCAACAACCTGCCGACCGTGCCCCGTGTCGCCGAGCACATCACGGCGCTGATACTCGCGCACCTGCCGCACCTTATTGAGGGCAACGACTGGTTGATTGCGCTTGTCGACCGCCTCAACCCGGCAGTGCTCCGCACGGAGATCGTCGCAGCTGCTGCCCATGTCGCTCCCCACCGCCGCAAGGACGCCACAATCGTGTGGGAGCGCGCCCGAATGCTCGCCCGCAAGCGCTACGCCGAATATATGGCTGCATCTGCATAAGTGCATACTAAGAAACCGCAAAAGCAAACAAAAATCGCAAAACGAAACCAAACAAAAAACTATAAAAAAACCAAAACCGCCGTCGAAGCATAAGTCTATTCGGTTAGTGCCT